TGACTCCCGCCGGATTTGAACCGTGCATTTAAGCCTTGAAAGGGCTTTGTCCTCACCTTTAGACGAGGGAGCCATAACCGCCATCTGACGGTTAGCACTCGTATTTATCGTGCCATGCGTGACACTATCTGGTTTGTTTTACCTCTGCTGTTATCCAGAATCGGAGGGTTCTTTGCATTTTTCAGCATTTTCCAGAAATACCGCGAAAAACTGGCATGGAATACCATGTTTCAGGCTGTTTGGATTGCCTATAAAACTGCTCTCTTCCATATTTACCAAACATTATTACTACGGTTTTTTATTGAAACAAAAATGTGTATATTGAGCTCAAACGATATCACACTTTTATTCCAATTCCGGCGTACAGGAATCGAACCTGTCATTTCTGACCCCGTATCAAGTACGGATAAGCGTTTCATCCATTGAAACCTACGCCGGAACCCATTTCAGGAGGAAAAAGTCATTGGCCCGTGACTGCAACTATCACGGAATTGTGCGGACAGGAGTCGAACCTGCGCCTTTTACGTCATGCTCCCAACAGTCATAAAACGGAATCGAACCGCGATAGACTAACGTGCTCCCAATTACACCACCGCACATAATTTTAAATATTACATCTCGCAAGCCATGTATGCCGTGCTGCTGTCTATATTGGACGATTACAACATCCACACTTGCTGAGATACTTTACAAATTCGTATTTCTTTTTGCATCTTGTAATATCACGAATTTCGTCAATCACAGATTTAATCTTACTGAGCGCATCACTTAAAACATCAGCAAACTTCTGAATTGCTTTTCCAAGTTGCATCCCGTACCACTGAATTATGCTAATACTGTTTTTTATCATCCATTTAAATCGCACAACGCTAATTCCGTGGCTTCTGATTTCCTGCGCCTGTTCTTCCGTAAATGCTATGTACACGTCTGTTCACCTCCTATAAGTCTGTCTAATATAATATCAGCGACTTCATCAACCCAACTGCATTCTTTAAGGTCATGTAATGCACTATATATGCTTGATGAAAACGCTCTATATAGATCGCCATGCTTCAGAAGTTCGTCTCTGAGAATTTCGCAGGACTCTTTTACGGTATAGGGTGAATAATCAAAGTGTATATCTGCCATTCCTTCAAAATCGAACCCTCCGACAATTCCAACATTCACTCGCGGAACTTCAGAAACACCAAAGTTAAAATCAATATGATTGACTCTTTGAATTTCCCTTCCGTTTACAATTACTTTATGTGTTATATTGTCTCGCTTATCCTGTTCAATCTTTACATTTGCTAACATTTTATCCTCTCCAATTCATCCGAAAACTTCTGAATCAGCTTTTCATCTTCACAATTCGGTCTGACAGTTACGAAATTACCGAGAAGCGAAATTACTCCCATGATGCTACATCCGTCTACTGTCTGCCGTCCGTGAACAATATCAACTTCCATGCTGTCATGATACTTTTCGCAAAGGCGAATCAGTTTTTCCGCAGATTCTTTTGAGTTTAAGTTGAAGCTAAGCATCTTTCTTTTCCTCCGAATAATCAAGAATCTTTATAAGCGATGCGTTTCTTACAATCTCTAATATGCATTTGAAACTTGCGTATACAAGCGGTACTGCACATGCAAATCTTGTTAAGCTAGGTTCTGAAACAAAAAAATTGACTGATGTTTTCATAAAATCAGTGCAGAAACACCACAAAATTAACAGCAAAACAATTTTGATTTTATACCATGTTTTTTTCTTCATTCCTTTTCCTCCCACTATTCATAATTCCTCCATCTGCTTCTCAATCCGGCTGATCTGCTCATCAAATGCTTCAATGACTTTCTGTGTGACAAGTTCCTGAAAGCCATCACCGTAACATGAATAATCTAAACATATTTCATTTCCAGATGTTCCGGGTGAAGTGATTATCTTGTCTATGCCATTTTCACAGAATGACTTTCTGTTTTTTAAAGCCTGTAACGAATCGCTCAACTCTTCAAATTTCTTTGTTTTTTCGGTCATTTCCTTGTATTCATCTGCGGTCATAACGATTTCTCCTACTTTTTAATGAATCTGCTCCCATATCGCTTTGATAACCTCCGCATCATACAAACTATTGTGCTTATTACCAGTTACAACATTTTCAGAACCGCACAAATCATTCATAATCTGTTCGCGACTCATATCAAATGCTTTTGCATCACATACACGGAAGTGATTCGCAATATCCTGATTAATATCATGGCACACTGCCGAAATTGTTTCAGGTAAATCAATTGCCGTTCCGCCGTATGTAATCAAGTTAATCAGAAGAATGAAATCGTAATGGCAAACATCTGATACAAACTGAATGGTGTCAAATTCTGAGAGCCAATCTTGCAAACAAGCATTTACCCATGACTTATCTCCAACAACTTCTTTTACATTACCATTTGTCTTACATGTCGGATAAACATTTCCAAACCACTTGTTTGCCACTGTACATCCATCCACAACTAAATATCCATTCTTTTTCCATCGGTCTATTTCATCCCATGTTTCTCTAAGTGTATCTTTTCCTGAAAGTTTTGGAAGATATAAGTTGCGCAGAACATTTTCCTTAATCCAGTTATTACATTGATCTATGTCAAAATCAGCAAATTCCGCATAAAACTTTTTGTTATCCTCAGACACAATCCCGATACTGATTAGAGTTGTATTTTGGTGAAGTCCTGTAAATTCTGTATCAAAGAATAAATTCATTGCGATACCTCCCGTGAAGAGCCTTTTTATTTTTTCGGAATTTTTAGAAACCGCTATGCCCTATAATCAACAATTCCTATTCATTTTTCGCCTTATACGTTTCATTTTTCTGGTGATAATTAGCTTTTGGATAAATGATAGATTTGGGTTCATTTTCACAAGCTCTATATCCTGCTTCAATATTGGAGACATATGTCTCATATGCTCCGAAATGGCTTTTCCTAATTTCTCTGTGGATACTCCGCTATCAATCATGTCATCCTCCATGCAAAATGGGCTTTTTATAAATCCGTGTAACCGAAGTAGCAAAACAACCACCCATACAAAACAATGTCTTTGTTGTGCCCGTAATGTCTGTCGCACTTAGGTGTTAGCCACGGTTCTTTTAAAGAGAACTGAAAGAGATACATTCTTCTTGTTTTGCGAATCAATATCCCGAACGTAGATTTAACTCGTAATAGGTTCATCTCCTACGGAACCTCCCTTTTTATTTTTGAGAATATTCGGGGGACTAAGTTAGGCTCGTGTGGCGATTCTCTCAGACCCCTACCCCGTCAATGCCATTAATTATCTGACAATATATTAAATATTCAATCTATACGACAAGCACTTATTTTCTGTATAGATTAAATCAATATGTCGTGTTTCCATTGTCTATAATACTATATCTTGTATTATGGGCTATATGAATTAAAATACATCAATCTTTCTTCTCAATCTGCTGCGTTAAATCCGGCAGTTTGTCTGATGTGATCGGGGCTTTTATCGCTTGCTCCTTGCTGACTCCGGGGAGATTCCAGCCAAATCGCTTGTTTAGAATCGCCATGACTGCAACCGGATTTTTATTACCCCACAGCTTAGATTCGGCACTATTCTCATATTCTCTTGATAATTTTTTGTAAATCTCCGAACTGGATTGACTTAGTTTTCTGTCATCATGTCCCCACTCATATATTACTGTTTCACTTATCCCTGTTAATTTACAAAACCCTGTTATAGTTACTCCTTTATCGTATAAATTGCAAATGTATATATAATAATCACATACACTATTTACCAAATCTGTATCATAACTGTTACAGTTAGTATTATTAAGATTACTGTATTGATTATTATAATTATTATTACTATATCCATCTAAAGGCTTATCTCTTTTAAGTACATCAGGTGTAGGAAATACATAACGTCTAATATACATCAATGCAGCATTCCAAACACTTTGACTCTCTCTCCTAATATCCTTTATTCCCTGGTATTCGCAGAACATAGCCAGAGCTTCATCGATCTTGTTATCAAATACTTCGACCTGATCCGCTTCTATCTTTTCAACCTCTGCCACGGTCTGCACCTCCTTGTCTGTAATAAAAAAGAGGCCCACACATAATTGTGTAGACCTCCCGAGTCTCTTTTCACACCGCCGGGATCTGGGCGGATTTAATCGTATTAACTTATCTGGCTATACAATACACCTGATTTGATTATCTGTCAATAAAAAAATTGTAAATAAAAATTACACGCACAGACATACACGCGCGCACGCGCGTAATATAATCTATGAGTGTAACGAATAGATTATATATTCTTTCCTTCTTCTTCTTTTAATAGACTATATTATATATAATATATATTAATAGAGCCTGTTAGTTGAGTGTTAGAAACTGTGTTAATTACCCTGTTAGCTGTACTGATTGCAACCATCAAAAACCGCGTATTTACGGGCTTTTCTGTCAATTTTTACCCTGTTGATTACTATGTTAGTTACCTTGTTAGGTTGCTTGTTAGCGGTGTGTTAGATTAATTCGTAAATACCTGGAAAGTGGCGTATTTACGCGGTTTATCGGACATTGTTACTTTGTTAATGTGCCTGTTATTTGCCTGTTAATTGTCAATAAAAAATCCCCGGTTATTCGCCGGGGTTGTTCTCTGCCTGTTCTGCTATTACTCTTAGTGTCTGAATTCTGTTTAATTCTTTAATCACAATGTCGTAAATAAAAGCATTATAATTTACAACATGAAGTTGATCCATAATTTCCTTTGATCCTTCTGGGAGTCTTAAGACAAATTCATCAAAATTTTGTTCCTTAGATTTATTCGTTATAGGCTTGCAGAATAGTTTTTCGTCTGGGTTAAATTTACCATTTCCATGAGTGTATTGTATATTATAACCGTTATTCATGGAATCATATTTTTTAAACATTTCTGACTCTTCTTCCCTTAATTGTTTGTCTGTTATAGTTCCATCTTCGAAGGTTTTTAATACAATAAACTCAATATTTTTAAAATCTCTTTTCCCGTTTATATCTTTAGCCATAGTCTCATTAATTCCACCGAAACGAATTATATTTCTGGCATGTGTAAGCATTCTGCTATAAACATTAACGCTAGAACCAATATAATATTTGTTAGTTTTCTTATTCCTTATCGCATAAATTCCTACTTTCTGAATTTTAGGAATTGAAAAAATTTGTTTCGCGGTCTTACGCATAATATAACCACCTTTCTGTGATTATATTGTAGCACTTATTAAACTATGCGTCAATAGTTTTTATTAAACTATTCTTTCATTCTTTCCAATTCTTTCTGCACTGCATCCAGAACAAACCCGGAAATTTTCATCCCCTTAAGCTCTGCCGCTTTCTTAATCTCGTCTTTTGTTCCCTTCGGAGCCATTACTGTAATGCGATCATAATTATCTTTCTGATATTGTGCAATATATGACAGTTCCTTCCCTTTATCTTTAAAAGCCATTTTCAAACCTCCCTTGTTATTTTATATAAGTATAGCATTTATTAAACTATGCGTCAACAGCTTTCCGTGTTTTGCTTTTATTCCTATACAATAATGAAATGAAAATATTTTTAAATTATTAAACTATGCTATTGACAATATTATTAAACTATGCTATGATAATATCAACAAAAGAACAGGAGGGAAACGAAATGAAAGATTATACAAAATTTTTAAAATGGGCAGTTGTAACCATGATTGACAGGAGTACACAGGACGACAGAAAAAGCAAAGTAAACGTTGAAGCATTATTCAGTAGCCCGGTACAGGCAGAGGACAACTACATAATCAGAAACCCGGAAGTAAAACGTTATATCCTGAATGTTGACGAATTAGAAAGATTTGAAGAGTTTTATAATCACGTTCAGGACATCAACGAAAAGTTCGGAGATCACGCAATTTTCCATATCAACGACGGTTTCACGGTTGACGAACTGAACCGCTTTAGAACTCTTTTAAATCTCTGGACAGATACAAAAATAGCATAATTAACCGCCGCAGAGGATGACAGCCGGGGCGCACTTCCCCGGCTGCCTTTTACCGGAAAAATCCGGATATGTTACAACGTCATTCACAAACAACACCTCCAATCTCTTTGAAGATGTCTTCTACAATAATGCTGATATATTGCAAAACATCTGTGCGGTCAATCTGGTTTACCATATCAAGGATTTCTTCACGATAATCCTTATGTTCATCTGTATGCTTATTCATTTACATCACCGCCTTTCGTTCCCTTCCTGTATTTCACAAATACATAATGAAATATACGATATATGGAAAGTCCGTTGCGTATACTCAAAACCATGCGAATAATCGCCATCTGATATGCGGTAATATCCGTTCTTCCATTTAATAATTCTTCTTTGTTCATATTGAACCTCCTAAATTTAAACAAATCGTTTGCCAAAAGGAGGTACACAGTGCTATAATATTTGTGTACCGCCTTTGGCGTGTCATTTAGAGTGTTGTCGTACTTGTCTAGGGTAGCAACACTCTATTTTTTTAGACTTTTTACCTTTTCAATCCCAATTTTAATTAACTCAAGAAGTGTATATCCACTGTCCTTGGAAAATTGCATAATTTCTTCTTTTTCTTCTTTTGTGACACGAATAAACATTCTTTCGTTCATTGGATTGTCAGACTTTGGTCTTCCAGTCCTTGGCGACATATTCATCACCTCACTTCCCGTTCGCACATCAATTATATTATAGTGCGCACAATAAGTCAATACTCCAAATAAAAATAGGGCAGATTTTTCTCCGCCCTACTTATGCCACTATCCTATTTTGATTTAATGCCGCAAATACTCTGTCTGCGATTTCAAATATTTCATCACCGTATGTTGCAATTAAATCACAGAATAGCTCTTCTTGTTCTATACTCATTATGATTCCATAACTCATCATTGCCGAATGACAAACTTCGTGTATAAGAACCTTTCTTAAAAATTCTCCTTGTAATGCAGAAGAAACATAAATTGTTTGTTCTGTTCTATCACACATTCCGACTGTATAACTCCTGTCCGACCGTCTCAGCATATGGCTGTGAGGCTCTACAAGGCTTATACGCCAATTTAATCCGTTTACTTGAAACATTCTTCCACCTCAAATAAAAAGGGGCTGAAACAGCCCCTAAATCATGTGAAACTGTTACAAATTGTAACGGTTTTTAGATTTTCTGCATTAAAGTCTGAAGCTTTGCTTTCAGCATGGTTTTTTCCTCATTGCTTGCTCCGGCGATCATTTCAGTAATGTCTCCAGACAACTCTCCCATATACTTTTCAAGCTCTTTCATTTTCATCTGCTTGCTTTCCTGACTGTTATCAGGATGCATTTCTTTTGTTTCGATATAAGAACGTCTACTTGCGCCGCTTCTGCCCTCTCTGCCGTCACGCATACCGCCGTTTCCGGTCCGACTGGAATTTCCCATATTTCCGCGCATTCCGGTTTCCGTATAGTACATACGCCCCATATCCCGGTCCATGTCCCGGTAATACTCAGGGTCATGCTCACGGTACATTTCCGGTGTCATGTGGTATTCAATCGGTGTTTCGTAACCACGGCGCGGCATATAGGTTCCGCGTCCTTTTGGTGCGAATCTGCCCGTCCTCATGTAACGGTAGTTGTCATAATACCGTCTGCCGTCATCTTCGCCGTACTCTTCTTTGAGCTGTTTCAGCATATACTTCTGAGATTCTTCGTCTTCTTTTTCTGCCTCTTCCATAGCTTTAGCGATCCGTGCGTAATACTCTGCCTCTGCTGCATCTTTCAGCATATCTGTTGCCTTACCCATTTCCGATGTATTAACTTTGTCAATACCTTTTTCAAACTCGCACTTGATCGCTTCTGCCAGTTTCTCTTCGATACATCTGATATGTTTAATATGCATAACCGTTCACCTCCTAGCACTCGCGCTCGACAATGAGCGTTAAGTTTTCGACTTCAATCGTCTGAGCGTTAGGGTTCACGACTGCAAGGTTTACAGGGCATTTTCCGGCACAGATAATTTCCTCAAAAGAAACATTAAAGAAATCTTCTACTGCGGCCGGAGTTACTGTTGCAAGGGAGCTCTGGAGAACTTCTCCATTCAGGGCAAGTGCAAGAGAAATCGGGCCGACCGTTCCGCCTGTCGGGATTGCGATATTTGCTTTTGCGTATACTCTATATCTTGCCGGGTTACAGTCTGTTCCGCTATTTGCCACACAAACAAGTCCTGAACCGCTTCGGTGATTTACGCACCGGCTTCTCACAGTGTCCTCGGTAAGAAGCGCGTTCTGACGGGATTCTACCTGCTGAATAAAAATTGATGTAAATTCTGCCATTTTAATATCCTCCATCTTTAAATATAAAGGGCAAACCTTATACAAAAGTCTGCCCTCAGTTTTGTAAGACTGCTAATCAGTAGCAGACATATCCTTTAATTCGGATAACATACTCAATATTTGATTTTGGTTTTCAATAATCTTTTCAAGATAATCCCGATCTTGTTTCTGCAATTCAGACATCAGGTCATTGTTTGTCGCATCTTCTGAGACCATGACCATAGTCATAATTTGCAAAAATGTATCGAGCAAGGTAAGTTGATTATAGAAATTCGGATTGTTAATCATTAGCAACCACAGCCGTTATATCCCGAAAATGTTCCGCAGCAATTTGTCGGGAAGTTTACAGGAGTCGGTGGCTGAACAACATATGCCGGCTGCGGGCAGTCTGCACCGAGTCTGCGGATAAGTTCTGCTGTCTGTGCCTCCTGATTTGCTGTAATAAATGCGTTCTGAGCTGTCTGACTTGCCTGGAACTTAAGAGCCTGATTTTCTGCTGTAAGAGAAGAAATCTTGTCCTGAGTTAAGAAGTCAAGGATTGCTCTTGTGCCTGCGTTCTGATTGTCGATGATATCACGAGCGTTGTTGTTCATCGTGTTCTGGAGCGCAGATGTGTTTGTTGCCATGTTATAGTTTACGCCATCAATAGCGCGCTGCGTCTGGCAGCAGCAGTCCTGAAGCTGATATCCGAGATTGGAAATCTGCGTCTGAACTCCGTTAAACCCATTGCAAAGAGCCATGTCTGTGCTGTGGAAACCGCTGTTGATCGTGTTATTCAGTGCATAAGTGCTGTCACAGATACCATGCTGAATTGCATCTACGTCACGCTGTAAGCCGTTGAAAGCAAATCCCTCATTGATATCAGCTCTGGTAGCATATCCCTGAAAATCCGGTGAATTTGCATAATTCCCATAGCCTCTGCCGAATCCGCCAAAGCCTCCCCAGCCTCCAAAGAGTCCAAGAATCACGATCAGCCAAATCCAGCCGCCGTCTCCCCACATGCCGTTAGCGTTGCCATATCCACCAGAATATGCGGGCATAACCGGCATAGTAAAACAATCATTTGAATTAAACATATTGGTGTCCTCCTTAATTTTATATCCATAAAGAGGAACCGGTTTTTATTGAGCGCTCAACCTCAATATGTTCAATTATTGTTTTGGCATATTCCCATTCATCATCTGTTTTACCTGATTGAAGGCATCATCAGGATTAATGCCCTTTTCTTTGCACATATTTCGTGCAATTTCTTCAAGTGTTTTCTGATCTCCTTTACTTGCGGCATTTACTGCATTTCCAATCGGGCTGTTCATAATCTGCTGATTATTCATCATGTTTTGAATAAGCGCCTGCGGATTTTGAAACGCCTGAATTATATTCAAGAGTGGATTCATGCCTCTCCTGCCTCCTTTTTCGTTTTAGAAACTGTTGTCCTAGTTGAAGGCTTAGACAACGACTGTTCTAAATTTGATATGCGATTTGCAATATCATCAAACCTCTGCATAAAAGCCTGTGTAACATCATCAGAAAGCCCCACATTTAATTTTTCGTTTGCTTTTGATAAATTGCTCGGGGTTTCAACGAAAGGCTTATAAACAACCGTTTTAATCGTTCCGTCAGCGTTCCACGATTTTGCAAGTATCTGTGACATATCCTGCATAGGAAAGAAAGCCACTGATCCGTCCATAGGAACGTCATTCGCTGCTATACTTTCTGCGTTTGGAACGATTCGTCCGCTGATTCCGACAGGTATTTGCTGAAACTGCTGTTGTGGCTGTTGCGACTGTTGCGGTTGCTGTGCCTGAAGACTCTGCTGAAACTGCTGTAATCCTGATAACCGTTCCATATACGGCTGTTGCGGATTATACTGTTGATTGTAATTATTCATTTGCGGATAATATGGTTGATATGTTTGCATAAGGATTTTCCTCCTTTATTTCCTCTAAGACTTCTTGAAACACATGGACTGCCGTTGACTGGCATCCAATTGGAATTTTCTGCATTTCCGGGTGAGAAAAAATTTTCTCTAAGAACTCGTCCGTAAACATAGGAATCTACCTCCTTATGCTTAAATTTTTGCACAAAAAAAGACGGTAAAACCGCCATGTTAATGACAGCTTACCGCCCTAAAATACGAGGCTTTTCTATATAAATTTTACTACACCATTTAAAATAACTTACTACACCATTTACTACACCATTTTTACACCAATTTATGCCAAAATATGCCAGTTTATGCCGAGTATATGTTTTTGAGAAATAATATCATAAACTCTTGAAATGGCGTATTTTCAAGGTTTTTCAGCGTTTATTTATCTACTTTATAAAGGTCATACGGCGTTGCCTGATATACATAATAATTCAGCCAGTTTCAATATAAAACACGCTACAAACGCCGTAAATACGTTACTTTTACACCATTTTTATTGATCTACTACACCATTACTACACCAATTTTATGATATTTTTGACCTGAAATCAATCAAATTATCATTGAAGTCTGGCACGATTTTTTCAATATCATAGGATGATTTAGCATCCGTAACATGAGTGTACAAATCCATTGTCATTTTCAAACTGGCATGACCTAAATATGACTGAACCACTTTCGGCTCTATACCATTTTCAAAGCACCTTGTCGCAAACGTATGCCTAAACGTATGACCGCTGAATACCGGAAACTGATTCTCCTTTGATCTCATAAGGTTTATTTGACGAATAACCGACTTGATCGCATCTGAGTAAATAACAGAATTTAAAGGCGTATTAAATTTTGTGACAAACAAATAATTGTTTTGCTGCTTTGGCCGTTTCTCTGATATAATTTTCTTTAATTCAAACTGTCTTTCCAGATATATTCGGCACACGCTGTTGATTGGAACTTTCCTGTAACTCTGCTTTGTTTTTGGCGGTTCCATGTGAAATGTCTTGCGAGTATCTGTCAAATACTTTTGATATACAAGCGTCTTATTTACATCTATGTAGCCATTCTCCATGTCTATATCCGATAATTGAAGAGCAAATAGCTCTCCCGGTCGTAATCCTGTATTTACTGCCACATTAAAGAGATTGTCATAAAACGTGTTCCGGCAATATTCAAAAAATACATTTTGTTCTTCAAGAGCCAATGCCTTTGCCTTTATGGTCTTGTCTGATCTCAGCTTTATTCCGCTGACAGGATTTCCAGATACCAGATGATCTTCAAAAGCTCTTTGTAGCATATCTCGTAATACTATTTTTATTTTGTTCTGGCGTTCATACTGATACCCCAAATCATACGCCGTGTCGATCAACCGCTGCACATCTGTTTTTACAAGTGAATTTAAGTATCTTCCGCCAATATACGGAGAGATATTCTTCTCATATATGTATGTATATTCTCTTTTTGTATTTGGTCTTATGCTTTTTTCTTTGTATACTTCCATCCATTGTTTGAACCACTCGTCCAGTGTTACTTTTTCTCTAACACTTGTGAATGTTTCATTTTCGGAAATTGCTATCGACAATTCTTTACGCAATTCCCTTATACTTTTACCATAGATGGTTTTTCTTTTCCCCCATCTATCGATATATCTCGCCTGATAAACACCATCCTTTCTTTGTGATAATCCTACACCAAGTTCTTTTCCTTTCAAATCCTTTCCCATAATGATACTCCTTAAAAAGAAAAGCCTCGTATGCCAATTATATCATACAAGGCTTATAATTCAATCACAGTTCGCTATGCTTTGATATATAATTATCAAATTCTTTACGTTTGATTAATGACTTCCTGCCAACAGAAAAAGCAAAAGGGCATGACGGATTTTTCAACGCTTCTCGGATTGATTTTTCGCCAATGTTGGAATATTCGCTTGCTTCTTCGATTGTCAGCGTCACTTTTTCCCATATTGGAACACTTTGTGTCATTCAATCACCCTTTCTAGTTTGTTTTTAATATTTGTAATTCGTCTTTGAACTGTCCTTGATGACATTTTCAACTTGTCTGAAATTTCTTCAATACTTTTCCCATTCGACAGCTTTTCAAATATCACCATTTCATCATCCGAAAGATTCAAAAGGTCTTTTAATTCTTCAAGTTCTGGCTTAGTCAATTCGGACAAATACTTGCCTAATCTCATAAGCCTGTTTCCTTTCTGGTTTTATTTGCGTTTATAAATCAAATTTTCAATCTCCTCCAGAACACTTTCTCCCACATTCGCCGGAAGTCTAAGAGGTTTCCAACGGTCAATATCTGCCATGTGAATCCATGCGGAGTAATGCTTTGTATTTCCAAAAAATTCTCTTGCCACTGATGTTGTGTTTACACGCAAAAATCTATTGTACTTTTCATCATACATTCCGATTTCAGTAATACATTCTTTTGGAATAATTACGCACAACTGCTTGTCTTGTGGTTTAAACTGCCATTCTCCACGGAACCATCTATCATCCGGAATTTCGATTTGTACTTTGCTCATTCGATTCCCTCTTCTTTCACAAGTTCTTGCAAAAATCATCTCTTTGTTTACTCATTCTCCCTCGCTCTTTTCTATGCTTCTGGTATCTCTTCAAACAATTTTTCGTACTCATCCGGGGCATACCTCAATAAAAGCTCTTTTGCTTCGCTCTCACTTATCGATTCTCCCCTTATTTTGTAATCATATTCACACGTCAGAAGCCAGTTTCCTTTCTTTGACCTCCACAACTCGCATTTATAATACTTTCCTACTTCTTGATTTCCGTATAGAGCGCGCGAAAAAATATCGTCTACTCTGTACCACTTCTTTACGTCTGCCACTTTCTCCATTTTGTCCGTGTCATACTTCATGTTTTTTATGATAAATATCATTTCTCGCTCCTTTCCGGCTTATACGACTCTGGAAAAGGGCGCCATGCAATGATTCTCCAATGTGCTCTCGCTCCCGTCATATCAAAGCGCTTATATCTGTTCTGCCATTTCGCAAATGTTACTATGTCCCTTTTCCCGTCTAAAACATTGATAATATATGTTCCTGCTTTTTCTGGCATCCGGATACTCACAGGGATCCATCCGCCATTCATGTGCTTGCGGACGAATCCCTTTAACCATTCCATAAATGGGATCTCTTTCGGTTCGGTTGGATATGTATATTCTTTCCAAGCCGTCTCTGGAGCAGTTACGCGTTTCCCCCAAGGAAGATGCCGAGACATAAACCATGTAAAACCTCCGTCTGCGTATCTTGCATAATACATATTCTGTACTCTCTGCCCGATATAATAATCATCCTCGGATTCGCAGTAGTAAAACTTTAGTATATCTTCCTCGTTTTTCATATGCCTGCGGATGATATCATTTACCCAGCCAACGCTTATATAATCATCCGATGTCCCAAACACTTCAAATTCTATTGCATGAGCCTCTATCTCTTCCAGAATCTGTTCTAATTCCTGCATCCTCATTCTCCTTTCAGCACTTCCGGGTTGTCGAAGATATTTCCGACAACAGTGCCGCCCTCTCCGAAAATTGATTCTCTCATTGGCACTCCGTCTTTATCTCCCCAAATGCCATCAGAATATGTAACGGCAAAACGTTGATATGGCGTATCAATAATATCGTTCTCCCATATCATCTTGCCGTTCCAGTCTTTCAGCCCGGTGTACTGGCAAATGGTTTCTGGATCAACTTTAACGAAGATATTACTCGAACCAAAAAATAAGTCATCATCAAACTGTCCTGCATAAGCTATATATGTATGATCTAATGTTGAAAATACATATCCCTCTACCCACTCACCGTTATCTATCCGTTTTGCGCGGTATAATATTTCTCTCATCGTCAATCCTCCCTTAACTTCTGTCCGCATTCTTCACAATGTTTCTGCCACAGCTGTACCAGGTTTCCGCAAACTGGGCATATCATCCCGGCTCCTGTTGCCGGTGTCGGATACATCTTTATCGCTTGCGGTAAATCCGTGGCGTTTCCCTTGTAGCTTTGTCCCTGTGGTCCCTTCCAGTCTCTCGCCTGCGGTGTTGGCCAGAGTTTCACCTGTCCGCTCAGATTCGGTTCTCCCCGGCTGTTCACATACATTTCTCTGTTTGCCGAATCCGCAGCAACCGGAGTTTTCCACATCTTCGGTTCTTCCCACATCCTGACTGTTTCTGGGTTCACCTGTTCCCGCAAATTCGCCGGCCTTTTTCTTCCCTTCCTGCTTCCCTCCGCCTGTCTTTTGAGTGCCTCTGGCGACCGCTGCGGGAGATGATCCATTGTGTTCGGAGTAGCCCACAATCGCGACTCTGTATCTCCTGTGTCTGGCTCCGACAGCACAAGCTGGAATAAGAAATGTCCTTGTCCGATACCCACAGGCTTCCAGCTCAGATAGAATATCGGGGAGTGCCATTCTAACGATTCCAGCAACGTTTTCTCCAACAACCCAAGTTGGCCGGAGTTCTTTGATAACCCTAACCATTTCCGGCCAGAGGTAGCGGTCATCTTCCTTGCCTCGCTGCTTCCCGGCAACGGAGAAGGGCTGACAGGGAAACCCGCCTGAAATAATGTCAACTGTCCTTCTACCTGTTCGCTCATAAAAACTTTCTCCTGTCAATGTTCTAATATCTTTCCAGCGCGGAACATCCGGCCAGTGTTTTTCTAGCACTTTCGCTGGATATTCCGCCCATTCGCATTGTCCTATTGTCTGTATTCCTGCCCATTCGGCAGCAAGATCAAGTCCGCCTATACCAGAAAATAAACTTAAATGCGTTATCATATTTTTCAAAGAAACCCGGTATACCCTTGCCCCGGCCGGAGGCTGGCTCCTTTCTACTCGTTTTTTATTCTCTCAATCTGCCTGTTCAGTATGTACTGGATTTTCTGTTCTGTTGTCATTTCACCGGAAACCTCCTCAACTCTTCTTGTATGCCCTGTAAGGCTATTGCATTGATTTTCTGGATTGAGTCAACGTATTCTTCAAGCGTTAGCCTTTCGCCGTCCAGAACGTCAAGCTGAGAGAGTTCTATGTATCTCTTAATAGCTTTCTCTACAGTTCCGTAATATCCGAAAGTACGATATGCCTCTTTTTCTTCACCTGACTTTGTTTTGCCAGTGTATTTCTGACGGAGCGTGTAGCTCAGTGTATCAATCTCGATGTAATAGCCGTTTTTCAGGTTAATTTTTGTCATTGTTATCTCCGTCCTCTCTCGGTTTGACATCAGCTTCACTGTCAAGCCATTCTTTCTGCGCTCTATACCGCTTCAAATATGTGCCGCGGTTCATTTCATATCTTCCTCTTTCTACATCCTCATCAATATTGGCAAGCAACATCTTCACCGAGGCTATTTCCGAACTGTCGGACTCTCCTGTTGTATTGTTCAGATATTCATTATTGGTCATTTTCCTTTCACCCTCTTCTTTCTCTTCCGCTTCGTACTACCGTACATGAACGCCGCCATGTTCCCCGGCTTGTATCCGGCAGAAATTTTCATCCTGCCGGAACTGCTGTATTTCATATCCTGTGCCATTATTCCACCGCCTCCAGTATCTGAGCCTTGCTGCATCTGATCTTTCCATCCGTGTTATACGGTACGACTACACCCGGCAGCCACTCCCAACGGATCAGAAGCTTGTACGGCTGATTAAATCCAGTTCTACGGACCCATTCAAGCGGTGCAACATTGATTCCACATCCGCATCCTGTTGTTCTATCGCAATTAACTGTTTCTTCAATGACCTCTCCTGGTTCAATCTTCCACGTCTCCGGCGCATGGTAATTTTCGTTGAATGATTTGTATACTATGTATCCCTCATCCGTCCGCTCAAAATGTGCTTCCATGTAGTTGATCGCATCCAACAATCCCTGAGATACGCTCAGGTCGGTACGTCTCAGGTTGGCACCGCTCAGGTCGGCATCGCTCAGGTCGGCACGTCTCAGGTCGGCATCGCTCAGGTTGGCACCGCTCAGGTCGGCATCGCTCAGGTTGGCACGTCTCAGGTCGGCACCGCTCAGGTCGGCACCGCTCAGGTTGGCACCGCTCAGGTTGGCACCGCTCAGGTCGGCACCGCTCAGGTTGGCATCGCTCAGGTCGGCACCGCTCAGGTTGGCACGTCTCAGGTACTCTGCCGCCTTCGCCTTGCTTTTCTTCATCAATTCAAGGAATTTCTCTCTGTCGAATGATTCGAGGTGTCCGATTTTTTCAAATACATCGGGATCTACTTCAAACGTTCCATAATTTCCCGTCTTATGCTCAAGAACCTTCACAACGATTTCGTATGCTGTGACTTTCTGAACCACGCCTTTTGTCATATCTTCATTTGTAATTCCGTATATTTTATTTGATTCTGGCAGTCCTTTTATCAGATCTCCTACTTCAAATTTGCTCATTGTTTTGTCCCTCCATTAACTGTCTTTCCAGTTCGCCCATATCATAGTTCCTACGCTCAAAGTTGTTGTTATCTCTGACTTTTCCTTTAGAGCGTTTACTATATATTTCTTTACTTCTTTCTTTCTTATCTTCTTCTATTGTTGCTGCTTGACTGTTAGTTGCCTGTTGATCGCCTGTTAGTTCGGCGTTAGGTGCCTTGTTGGACTTTTGATATTCACAGTAATTATTTACCGTAAATACAGTGAATTTGCTGTACTTCGTGACTGTTATTTCTCCTGTTGATTTTAGCTTTCTAATGCTCGTTCTGATGTTCTGTACCGAAAGGCCTGTTTCAGAGGAAAGACTCTGGTATGAAGATGCGAACGAGCCACGTTCAATGTCAACGCCTTTAAACTTTCCTTTTTTCCAATTTGCTTTCAACATCATGTGCAGGAACAGGACTTTCGTGTTGTTGTCCAGATACCACTCCCAGTCAAGTATGCTGCGGTTGATTTTTATGTAGTTGCTACCATTCATCTTTCCTCCATAGATTCGTTACTTCAAGTTCTGGTATAAAATCGTCATTCGTCCGCTGATTCGGATTCACTGTATGTTATTGATTGTCCGCAATAAGCACAAAATGTTTTTGATGTATGAGCCTCTATAATCCCATGACAATTCGGACATACGCAAACACCGGGTTTAATATATCTTTCTGGCAATTTTGGTATCTCCTTTTCGAGTGCTTTAACCGCCACATCTATTGCCTCCTGAATAATTTCCGGCTTATACCAATTTCCGACGTATAATCTGATTAACTGGATCGCCTCTTCCGCCGTCATTCTTCATAACTCCTTTCATCTAACAATCCCTTGAACTTCTCAAATGCTTTCTGGGATACTTTGTTATTCGCCTTTTCCGGTCTAAGCTCTACGGTCAAATGCGTGTCAATGATGTGCGATAACTCCCGGGCAAGACTTTTCTTCCCCTGCTTGATTCCGTCACGGTAGCCTTTCTGCGGTCTGTATTCGTCAATTTGAGTCTTTCCCTCGCACTGACCGCCTGCCGTCTTGTTTCGGAGCTGATAACCGTAATTTGCATATGTTTTGATATATTGCTGTTCTTTCTGGTCAAGCACGCTTTCTTTAAACTTTTGGAAACCGATTTTGTAACCATGCGGATTATCATCCGCATAAAACCCATGTTTTCTTATCGAAAGGTCAATATGCTGGAAACCAACAAGGTGCTGTGCAAGTCTCGTCAATATGTGTTTTGCCTGTCCCACATAAGCGTACTTAATACCGTTCTCGTCAATTCTTGTCAGAAAGTAGATTCCGCTGTCCTCGTCCAGATCGGGATTAACTTCAAGCAGGCGATTCTTGTTTTCTCGCTCGATTGCCTTTGCTCTGGCGATATTCTGTCGTTGATTCAACTCGAACACCTCCTACGCAAACGGAACTTCATCATCAATTCCATCCGGAATATTTAAAAATCCATCCGCAGAATCCGGTGTCGGACCATATGGAGACGGACCTGCCTGTACATTATTGTTCTGTTTCTGCTCCGCTCTGCTTTCCGCAAACTCCTGTTCCTCGATTATGACCTGCGTTGTGTAAACTTTCACGCCGTCCTTATTGGTGTAATTACTTGTCTGAATATGACCGGAAACGGAAACGCGCAACCCCTGACGGAAATATTTTTCTGCGAACTCTGCCAGTTTTCCAAACGCTACGCACGGAATGAAGTCTGCCGTAGGCTCTCCGTCTCTGGAAAACTTTCTGTTTACCGCAAGCGTGTAATTTGCTACTGCTGTAGGTTTATCACCCTGTGAATATCTAACTTCGGGGTCTCTTGTGAGTCGTCCGACTAATATTGCTTTATTGATAAGTCATCACTCCTTTACGATTATTCAAACGTCAATTCTGATTCTGGATGAGGAAAACCGATAGTTGTGCTCAATGGATACAAATGTCGCTTTGCTTTCTTCCAGAAAATCAGCAATTTCCCCTATTGTTGGATGCCTGTCAAATTCCTTTTCAGAGATAACTTTTTCCTGTACTCCATCATCATAAATTCCTCTGAGAAGCCAATACTCTTCGATTTCTTTCTCTATCTCAATTGCTATTTTTCGCTTCATAATATCTCCTTTGCTTTGTCTGATACTGAAATTGAAATCATGTCACATTTTTCGGGTTCTTTAAACTTCAACTTTCTACCGCAATACGGACAAAAGCTGTATTCTTCAAGAACGTGCATACCGCAGTCTTCATCAGGACAACGCCATTCATTAAACCGCTCGCCTTTAAATGTCACATACCCGACAAGTTCAGCGTATTTTGTTCTGATTTTCATTTCGTCACCCCCACAGCAATGCGCATTCTGTTAAATATTTGAACAACTACACCTTGATGAGAATCACTTGTTTCATGGTGAAGATATGCTACAACTCCGTTCTTTTCAGATGTCTCAACAAACTCTGTCAGTTCTTCGATTCCGTCAAATTCTTCTATTGGAATATAAGTTACTGAGGGTTGTTTTTTTACATTCTGTATAGCATTCAATAAAAAATCTTGCATTTTATTATTCTCCTAAAATGGTTCAAGACTCAATTCAGTCTCAAATCCTTTATCTGCCACCCATACATTCACGTCACAGTCAACGGCTTCTTTTATTTCCTGCCTGAAACGCTCTGAATCGCTGTTCTGACCGCTCAAATGTATCAAGCCTACACTTCTTAGCTCAGGGCTTTCAATCGTCTGTATGAGCCGTTTACACGTTTGTAATTCCATATGTCCCCGGAGAACGTGCGACAGGTTTTCAGCATCATTCTCTATGTAGTCCTCAGAGTAGTTGCACTCAATCATGGCATGAGTGATTCCCATTTTTGAGAAGTCATACGGGCAATACTCCGCATCTGTAATAAATAGCAAGCGACCTAATTTTTCGTGAGTTATCAGCCACCCGTCACACTCTGTACCATTGTGCGGAACGGAAAACGGTATCACTGTAAAGCTTCCGAGTTTCTTCTTATGCATCCGTGGTAATGGAACGGTTTTCTCTCCTGTCACGGTCAGGATGTCACTCGCCACTTCGTCACTTGTGTAAACCTTAATGCCGGAGTTGAGATAGTCCTTTATTCTGCCTGAGTGATCCAGGTGGATATGGGTAAGCAAGCATCCAATCACATTCCCGATCCGAAAATCTATCGCCCGTTTCATTTCGATTCCTTTTACTCCGCATTCCAGAAGCAGGATTTCTCCCGCCCCTGAAATAAGAGCATATCCGTTACCGGAAGAACCGGAGTTTATTACTTTGAGTTTCATGTCATTCTTCCTCTGTCAAATACTGATACTCTCCGTTCACCCATCCGTCCTCAAAATCAGGCTGCGGCGGATTGTGTTTGATAAGTATCGCTTTATCCTCGACATCTGACCAATCCATATTATTTTTCGCCCAGTCAGCAAATTCATAGTCATTTGTATCAAACCAATGAAGCATTGTATCGAAATTCTCTTTGTAGTCCTCTCCGAGACTCTCATAATACTTGGCGTAGTTATCGGCAATAACTTCTGCCGGTACTCCAAACTTGTCTCCATTCTGCATTGTCACTGCATACAATCTTTTCACAATCACTCACTCTCCTTTACAAAATCCGGCTCAACTTCTACCGCCTCAGAATCAACAACTTTGCCCTCATCAACCTCAAACGGTTCTGAGTTCTCATGCTCGGTGATTTCCTCCCGTGATGCTTTGTATCCCTCGTCAAGCTGTAAAAGAGAATGATTCGCCATGCTGTTCATGTCTTTCGGGAATTTCTTGATTGCATTGTTGCGGAGTTTTCTGGTAATCATCTGCTCCGGCGTATCGAGCCATGCAGCGGAAATATACGGCTGTGCGGACGGGCATTTCAGCATATCGTCAAGAGTCTCGCATTCACGAACCGCTGACAGGATTTCTTCTTTCTTTGCCTTGATTTTCGCTTTTTCTTCTGCCGTAGCATCATACCTTGTTCTATCGACCTTTTTGCCGTATTTATCAGTTTTTGTTCCTGTAACAAATCCAAATGTCTCATTCATCATATTGTTTCGGATGTGAGCGATCAGGTTTGTTTTGACACTTTCACGCTCAGCAATCAGGTATTCGATTGAACCATTCGTAAGCTGAACCGGATATACAACAGCGACAACCTTTTCCGAAAGTCCTTTCTGCTCCCATGACGGCGGCGTAATCTCCATACCGACACGCTTCGGACGAATAAACTCGTCCCCCTCTTTTACAATCCAACAGGGATGTACTTTTGCCACCTCATTTCCAAACTGCCGGAGCATTGCATCATTGCCATCTCCCTCGATTCCCATTTCGACAACCTTTTTCCATTCGCCGTTTATCTGCTTACTTCTCAACTGGAAGTAAACCTCTCTCGGAACGGCGTTAGCATTTAATTTAAGGCTTGCGCACTGTTCGACAATCTCTCTCAGGTTTGACGTGTTCAAGTCGCTCATTTCAGCCTTATCCGTGTTCTGCACAAGTTGATAAATACTGCTCATTGCGGACATGGCGCATCTCTTTGAGTATTCGTCAAACTCAACTCCGCACTGTTCAAAGTCACGGGTAACAAGCCCTGTGATTGTATTTGTCCAGTTACTCAGAGCTGTGGTAAATTCCTGTTTCTGAGCTACCTCTTTCTTTTCTTCTGCCATTTATTCGTCCTCCATTACTCTAATTCCACAGTGATTACTGCTGATGTTTTCCCTCTAATACTTCTTTCTTCTTCAACTGCAAAATCATCTGCAGTTTCCTCAAATTCGACTTCCGAATCGACATAATCTCCGTTTTCTGCATCTTCCATAACTCTCGCATCTGTACGATAACGATTTACTTTTACATTTACAGAGACCTCTGCATCTGCATCATATTGGCATAATTCCTGAATCAGTTCATATACTGTCATTATTCTGTTTCCACCTTTCTATCAATCTTTTTCAGCTTATCCCGAAACGGAAGTATATCTTCCTCGGGAATATTCACTTTTGTGACAACTGCCTGTGCTTTTCCGACCTCCACGGTATCTCCGGGTTTTACCAGAATGTCAGTGCAAAAAGCATATTCCCTGCCGATTATCTCTCCGTTTTTCAGGTATCTTGCTTTAATTATCAGCATTGGGCTTACCTCCGAAAATTGAATCGAGTAAATCCGTAATCGCTTTTGAAACTTCCGGCGCATTCACGTGGATTTCGCTCCTGATTTTATCTGCTTCTTTTTTGATTTCTTTTTCGGTTTTTAAACCGGTCTCAAAGTCCTGCCTGAGCATCTTTTTCGCAATATCTTCCGGTATTCCTGAATCTACTTCCAGTTTCAACAACAGATGTACAAGCATTGAAAATTCTGTTGTTACCCGTAATCCGTTTCCTGAAATTTCTATGTTTCCTCCATCAACCTTAATCATTTATTTGTCCTCGCTTTCTACGGTCAATTCCTTATCGTCAGTTACAATAAGGTGAATAATCTGCGTGTCCATATCCGGGAAGTTCCCTGTACTGATTGACTCTGAATTATCCGTAAATACAGGAGCGCTCACGCCGTACAATTCAGACAACGAACGGATAATGTCAAGTCCGGCAATAATCCGGTGTCCGTTATTCAGCGAAGAATACGGAACGCCGTTCACGGTACATTCGCAGGTTTCTTTTAATCCGCCGTTGATCTGATTTTCAAACAGCGAGAATCGAACAACCTTGAACTTTTCATTGATTTTCTCTGAAATCATGTTCATTTTCGCCCGGATAAAACTCTCGGTCAGGTCAATCATCTGCTCCTGCTCTGCAATCTTCTGCCCGATTGACTTCTGCTCTTCTTCCAGTTCTTCGATACGCTCTTTGACTTTTGTGTTGTCCGCAGCCTTGATCTGCGCTTCAATATCAGATATTTCGTTACGGAGAATATCCCTTCTCGCTTCTGCTTCTGTATTGTCAGGTGTTTCTTTCCTCAATTCTTCAATCTGAGCTTCAAGACTTTGAATGATTTCTTGTGTCTTTATGTAGTCAGCATTGTCGGAAATGTCAGCATAAGACGGAATAGCATCAAGGTCTTTCTTCGCTTTAGACAGGTCAGCTTTTTCACATTCAAGCCGTAATTTTAAAGCAGAGATTTCCTTTTCCTGCTCATCAATCTGTTTCTGGTATGATTCAACATCAGATTTCAGCTTATGTCCTATCTTTAATATTTCTGAAAGTTTCTCTTTTCTGTCTCTTTCAAAACGTGCTTTCGCGTTGTCATAATCCGCTTCATGCTTAATCTTACGTTCCTCATATTCTGCGCGTAACTGTTTGCAACGCTTCTCATGGTCTGAAATACGCTGTTTCCGCACTTCTTCAGGTAATGCCTGTCCACAAGTTGGACAAGTCAAATCTTTATCCGTAAGCGGTAACGGTTCAGAATATTCTTCAAGCGGAACAAACTCTGAAAATCTTTTGTTTTTCCACTCGGTATATTCTTCCGCATATCGTGTTTTATCAGCTTCAGCATGATCTCTCGCCTTGATGTAATCTTCTTTCAGATACTCAGCATCCAGAATCTCTCTTTCGGTTTTTGTAACCTTATCGTCCGCATCATTGACCGCCTGTCTTGCTGTCCTACGTTTTTCGTCAAGTTCAGCGTTCGCATTATTCTGCAATTCACTCAACTTAAATTTCTCTTCAATCACACGCTGCCTGTACTCATTGATTTTTTCTAGCGAACCTGCTCCGCCGGAAAGAGAATCTTCTATACGCTTTAATTCTGCCTGTTTCGCCGCTTTCTGTACTTCCAGCGCGCCTAAATCAACAGAAACAATCTGCTTTGACAATTCATCAATACGAGCCGGTATCTCTGTCATTTGCTTGTTCAGCGTGTTCTTCGCCTTTGTATACTTCTTTAAGATGTCGTCCGTGCTTGCGATTTTCAGCTCCGGTATTAACAGGATGTACTTGTCTCCATATGTAAGAGCGATTTCTGCATCAGACATAACGCCGACAAACTTCATCAGAATTTCACGTTGTTCTTTCCACGGCAGAGCGTTGAAAGCGTTCGGATTCGTCACAAGATTGAAGATATTCTCGTCAATAATTCCAGCGATAAATGCCTTAAATTCCTTTTCCGACTTCGGATAGCCGTTAATCTCGAACTCATTGACATTGCCATTAAATTCTGTCGTGTCAGTGCCACGCTTCTTGCGCCATACCTGTTTCTGCGTCTTTTTCAGCGTATATTCTTCATCATCCACACGGATTAACGCTTCAACGCTGATCTCAAGATTATTAATCATGTTTCCGTCAGCATCCAGAGGTCGAATATCAAACTTCGCACTGCCGAGAGAATCTTTTCCGAACAGCAACCATGTGAACGCATCAAATACCGTGGTCTTGCCTGTGGCATTTGCGCCTTTGATGTCTGTTCTATCACCAAAAGCAATCTCTCTGTCCTTGCATCCTTTAAAATTCTGGATATGCATTTTTAAGAGCTGAATCTTCATATTTCATAATTTCCTTTCATTGTGTTATAATAAAATCGGTTTTATACCAGAACGCCCGAGTTTGCCGACTCCTTTATGGGCGTTCTTTTGATTCTTCTGCGAATCCAAGAGCAAATATGCGGACAAGCTGCGAACCTGTGAAAGCAAGTTCCGGCGTCCAATGCCTACCACTTTCTACAACTCCAATAAGCGTGATTAGTTTTCCGTCTCCCGGTTCCATGTAGGCAAGATTATGTTTAACTTCTGCCAGATACGCTGTAAACTCGTCCTCGTTCATAATCTTGACCGGATTCTTGTCCTCGATAAGCGGGCAGTTCTTGTGGCGTTTCTTGCTGTACTCGGGTTTGCCCTCAGTCGTTCCAATATCCCGGGGCAAGTGGCAGTACATTCTTGATTCACACTCAACACAGTTCTTCGGCATTTCTTCCATGTGTGTCTTGTAGTAAATAGCTGACATAGTAATCACTCCTTAATCTTTACGTCACATCCGTAATGCTCCTTCAGGACTGCAAATGCCTCATCTGAACTGATTTCCCTCTCCTGCTTGCGTTCCCAGATAACCTCCTTAAAATCACCGTTTAACGCATGTGAAATAGAGCCGTACCTATCAAAATCAGGATAGACAACTTTAACAATATCCAAGATCATTGCTATACATCCGGTTAAATCATTCTGGGTTCCAGAACACCAAGTGTCAGTCCCTCGCATTGCACCATTAAACCACAGCATCTTTTCACCGTCTGCCATTTCACACATCATTCCGTCTTTTAAGTCTGCCTTTGTAAATTCTTTCTGCACTTTCTTTTCCTCCTTATCAATGTAGAATTTAAAATCATCCAAATTACGTTCGATATAAAATTTGCCGTCATATGATTCTGAATGATAAATCTCAACATCACCCTCGATTTCACATGACGCGACTTTGAACCTTTCGCCTTTTTTATAGTCAAATCCTGCGTATCCGTCTCTGACCGCCTCCGCGATCACAGGATATGAAATTTTCTGATTCCAGCATTTAGAGCATTCTTCTTCACCGAAATCCCCATCGCATGAATCGAAGGTACAGTCACTTATTCTATAAGAATTTGGACACCCGCAAACTCCGCCAATATATATAGATTTTATGTTATCTGGTTCAATCAACCACGCATATTCCTTATATGTAATTCCCATGTATTTCATCCTTTCAAATCGGTCCGACCTGCAATATGTAGTTCATCACAGCCAGAACGCCGATCACAAACCACTGTCCAATAATTACTTTGCGCTCAAAGCTCATACCATGCTTTTTCTTTCTCTTCGGCTTTGTTTCTGCCACCGGAAAAATTAGCGCACGATCAAATCTCAGTACGTCAATTTCCTGCTTTGTCATTTCTTCTTATTCCTTTCTTCGCTCTCTTAAACTTGTCCACACTCCTGACTTTTCCGGTCTGCTTGTTGATGATTTTCAAGTAAAATCCAGTCTCTTCCACAAGCATCCAGTCCTCGGGCTTCATGTAATGCGCAGACAAGTACTCTTTCTGACTACGAGTCAGTCTTCTCGGTCTCTTCATTTCTTTCCCTTTCCGTTTTTCCATGTACTGATTGCGACCGCCAATGTAAGTGCTATAACTTCTGCTAACACGGTTGCGATCACTCCGCACCAAAATTCAGGTATATACATTCTTAATCACACCTCATTTCTTTCAAAAATTTCTTTGCCAACACTGAAACCCCAAGCTCAAACACCGCATCCTCAAACCCCTCGTCAATGTCGGACAATCTTCGTATTTCTTTTTTCAATTCCTTTTTGTCGTGTAGGAACTCCATGTTCACCTGTCCGTTGACAATTCTTGAATTAAATACTGCCATCGCTTCTCTTTTCTTCATATTTAGTCACCTTTCTATCAATGGATAAATGTCATGTTCTTTAAGCGTTTCATAAAGAAACAGCCTTCCTTTTTGTGTCCATTCAGTCTGCATCTTCACATCAGGTCTTCCGTCCGAACGTATGATGTCAATGGTTTTGCTGTGAACATAATCGTTTCCAAGATACGGTCGATATAAAATCCACTGCTGTCCTACTTTATGCTGAATGTGCAAATCTTTGAGCAGCTTATTAAATGCCTTTGCTGACATCCCGTAATCCTGCGCTATCTGAGTCACAAGAACCGTGGATTTACTTTTGAGAATAACATCTACATAATTTGCTTTCGGTGTAAGCTCGCCGATTGTTTTATTCATTTCATGTACGGTATTCTCAAGCTCCCTGTTCTTCTCACGTTCTTCTTTCAATTCGGTCGCTACTTTAATAAGTAGTTCTGGATTATTTACAAGCTCATCCACTGCATACATTCCGTGTTTCCGTATACTCGGCAGAACTTCACTTGTTACCCAGTGCTTAAACCGCTTTGCTGAATCGAGTTTGCTACCGAAGATGAGAGCGTATAAGCCGGACTCGTTGATTACCGTCATTTCCTGCTTTCCAGAGGGGGTGTCCACGGAATGGACTCCCTTATCTTCATCCATGACGTTTGTTAAAATTGCCTGTCTCGTATTTTTGTACCCGAGTGCAGTTGCTACATCCTTTCCAACAAACCACGGTTCATTGTCAATAGTTACTGTCCGAATCTCTCCGAACTCTTTTGAAACAAAAATCTGTAATTCGTTCATCCGTTCTCCTTTCTACCCCAGCAACTCATCTGCCGTTACACCAAGATAATCCGCGACTCGCTTTACTTTTTCGCCGGACGGACATACGGTGTTCCACTTTCCCACACTTCCACGAGCAAGGTCGCACTCATCTTCAATCTTGTAAATTGGTATCCCCTTTTCGTGCGCTATGCTTTTAATCTTGTCGTAAAGCATAAAAAACCTCCTTTCTTGTCGGAGGTTCTGAAAACTTGACTAAATTATATTGACTAAATTCTGAATATATTCTATAATTTAAAGCACCACCAATAAATTAATAAATACTATTCAGGCATTTAATATAACGCTATAATTTTGCATTTCTTTCAGAACCTTTAATATTATTATACGCATTATATTCAGAATGTCAAGTGTTATTTTTGCATTTTATTCAGAAGGTAAGGTGTATTAATAATGAAAGAAAGAGTAAAAGAACTGTGTAAGATAAAAGGTATTTCAATGAACCTTGCTGAAATCGAAATTGGTCTCGCAAAAGGCTATATATCTAAATTAGACAAAATAAATCCAAACACAAAAACCTTGCAAAAGATTGCTGATTATTTCGGTGTGTCGTTGGAATATTTAACAACAGGAAAAGAACCTGAGTTTGACAAATATGGTGCTGAATCTGCTCACCTTGTCGCAAAGATAAGAAATGATGCCGGACTAACTCAGGCATTGGAGAAATACTTTGATCTGTCCGACAAGAAGAAAAAGCACGTTATTGAATTGATAAATCTATTAAGTGAGGGTTAAACTATGACAAATATGGATATATTAAAAATTATTATGGAAAACGTAAATGAAGAAGGCTATTGCCCTTATAGAGTCTTAGTTGAAAAAAGTGGTCTTGATGATGAGGAAATAATCAAATATACAAAGTCTCTTCGACTGAATAAATATATTGATAGCACAAACGAGGGTTTCACTCCATTGAAGAAAGCCTACGAATTGTAGGCTATTCTTCTATATGAGAAATAAATCCGAATTTTCTTTGATATTCTTTTCCATGATCTGTGTTTTTATACTCTGGCTCTCCGTCATATGGTTCGCACTGCATTTCTTCTGGTATGAGCCCAAGTGTCTTTAATACGCACAAAATACTGAGAACTGATGTATACTTGTCATTTCCAATAATTCTGTAATTTATGGCGCACAAATCGTCAAACTGTTCGTCCGTTAATTTAATTCCTATTTTTTCAAATCCGCTCTTGCTTGTGTCGTAAATCATTTTCTTTTTGTTACTCATTAGAAACCTCCTGTGATACATCCGTCACGATAATATATATGTACTGCAAAATATCTTCGCTCTGAATCTCCGAAACAATCTTCACGATCCTGTCCCGGTAATACTCTTTCGGTCTCAGCGGCTTTACTTCCTGACTATTTCCCATAATTCCTCCACAAATTTAAACTCTCGACAAGTTTCGACTGTATATTTCTGGAAAATCAGATAAAATCTTATTTGTGGGGAACGCAACAAAATGAAACATCCCCCACACCAGAACTTGAAGTGCCCTCTTTTTGAGGACGATTTTACTTTACCGCTATCACTTTTCATTCAAGGTAAAAGTTTTTCTGTGTTTTTACATAAGGGGGATAATATGGTTAAATATCTGTCACGTCTGAGTAATGAATTAGTGAAAAAAATGAATCAAAACAATTGGAGCATTATACAGCTATCTATGATATGCAATATTTCATATCATGGTATGTACAACATAGTTAACGAAAAAGTTTCTGATATTAATTTATCTACTTTTATCAAAATTTGTGAAAATACTCACATCTCTTATGTTGATATATTTGACATTGATGATAATGAATTATTGGAAAGAGAAATGAGAAAGTTTAATCTCACAAACGGGAAACTAAAATTTGTTCTTCAAAAAGTGTAAGAGGGATTCACCCTCCTACACAATCTTATAATGTGGCTTTTCTTCGCCAAAAAACTTATAACGTATAAAGTCATCAAGGAATATGGCTACCGCAGATAACAGAAACCAATACACTGTATGTTTGGGGCAAATCTGACCGAAAATATTTCCGATTTCGTCCGTGTAATCCCAAATGGATAATCCGAGCCAGATATTCAGGATGCAACCAGAAATAAACTCCACGGCTGTAATAATTACCGCACTTAAAAGCATTTGCCTTATTAACGGCATTTTTGGCGTTATCTCATTGATAATTCCAACAAGAATAAAACATATACCACCGACCAAAAACATCGTCCAGTGGGAGAAGCCGCGCGCCAAAATTTCTATGAAATAATACGCTGCGCCTCCAATTATAAGTAATATTGCATATTTTATAAAGTTTTTCATTTTTGCATCCCCATTGACATTGTTTGTAAAACTTCCGATTGAAATTCCTCTGGTATCTCGGTATTATATGTAATCGCTTGAACACTTTCTTTATCCGTCAGCGAGTTAATGTATCGTGTGAGATCACGAATTCTTGTTTCGTTATACATAATAAACGAAAGTGCTGTTGACATAATTGTTTTCATGTCATAATTACTGTAAAACTCACAAGGTTCATTTTCATCATCTGTGTGCCACGGAATTTGTTCTTGTCCTTCCGCTACCATAGATTGAAGACCCATCATATAAAGCAAGCTCTTATTGTCAAGCGGAAAGTGCTTTTTAGTTTCGTCAAGAAGCGTTACGTCAATTCCATTTTCGATTATTTGACTTTTTACGTCTTCCATTTCCAAGATTTTTTGTGCTTTCAACTCTTCAAGCGTTGGCTCATATGGCTCAGGCGGCTCCGGCTCAACATACACACTACCGTCTTTTGAAAGCTGATAACCATTATATTCGGCTGTTGTAGCGTCGTTGCGGTATATCGTAGTGAACGCATGATAGAATCCGATTCCAATGTCAGTTTCGCACGTCTCATCATGATACAGGTCAAATCCTGCGGCCGAAACTTCCATTTCTGAATCAAATTTCAGTGTAACAATATTATTTTGTGGAATTACTTTGCATTTATATACTTGTTGTGAATTTAAAAACTTTAAATATGCCATACTTTTCTCCTATTGTTTTTATGATTTTTACACTTCAAATCCGCAGACAATCACTTCAAAATAATAGGTAAGAGACTGGGTTGTTTTTGCCGAAAAGACCAAATTGGTGTGATTAATCGGTGTTGTCATAGAGTCTTGACTATCGTTGTTATGATAGTAATTTGCGACATTCCAGCCATTCCGGGCTGGCGTGATGAATGTCTGGGCGTTTCGGAGCTGAATCCCATCGGGAAAGTTGAGAGCCTGTGAATGCGGTTCGGTGCTTGCCCGAGGAATCATCGCTGTTATATGCAATTCAGTCCATCCATTGAGATGTTTAACTACCGTCCATCCACCATTATTACTGGTTTCATACACATTTAATTTACCAATTAACCCAGCAACCGCTAATGCACCTGCTATTTTGCCCGGAGCTTTGTTTGCCACAAGATCATCATAATCATCTATCACATCTGCCTTATCGCAAGACTCATTCACGGCTTTATTTGTGGCATTAATTTGACCGGCTCCAAAATCAGAACCGGTCTGCGTGTAATCTGTTACATCTTCAATTTCATATGTGCCGTCACCATTATCTGTAATGGTGAATTTTCTTTTCCCCCTCATTGACTGCGCAAGAATATCATCTAAAAAATTTGTTGGTAAAATCTGCTTTGCCATGTCACGTCTCCTTATTTCCAGTTTTGATCCATTCTTTAATTCAAAAATATTTTTTGTATTTCTTGTATTTTATTCTCAATCCACGTCTTTGTATCCGCCGTGTACTCTACTTCCATACCAATCTGCGGCTCTGAGTCTGTTGTAATGTTTGTTACGGTCTGGTAGGTGCGGAGCTGTTTCAGGGCGGTTAGTTGCTCGGTGGTGAGGTCGGTTTCGATGGGAGTTTCTATTGGATATACAACAGTAACACCCTTATCAAGTACAGCTTTGGCTTCTTGTGAATCTGTCCATTTTCCAATGATTACTATTTTTTGCCCTTTTTTTTGCAAGAACATATGGACATAATTATTATCCCATGATTCTGACCATCGATTACATATATTGCAAATCATAGCGTCATACTTAGGTTCTGGAACTTTGACGTTGGACGATGTCTTGTCTTGGATAATATAGCTGCTACTATAAGTACTTATTTGCAAATCGTCACTATCTAGTATTTGCACCCTCTGCACATATTTCCCACGCGCATAATCAACTTCATCACAAATCCATTGCTGTCCGTCTGAATCAGTGTAGTTTCCCCCAGACGTAACTGGAATTCCAGGAAAACCGTTTGGAGTTAATAATTGACAGAACTGCCTCCCGGCGTATGGTTCAAAAGGAAGAGCCGAACCGCCCCTACTTAGCATAAATCCAACAAATACCGCATTAACATCACTACTTTGTTCATCTGATTTTGCATTTGCGACAAATATAATTCTGATGCTTGTTTCCCCATTTTTTACGGTAAATGTTTTTGCCCTGTTGCTATTAGTTAAAGAACCAATTGATTCATTATTAGAACTATACTGAATTGCAATGATAGAGCTTCCAGTTGTCTGTATCTCGTCTATGCTTGCGGTGAACTCTTCTCCCGGATTAACATTTACAATTACCGCGCCAGATTGTGCCCATGCCGTTTTTCCAGATGCCCGGATGATTTTTCCATCGTTTTCCACGATCACAGTAGCTGATGATGATTTCACCTTGCCTGCGTCAAAGAGATTTTCGCCCGCAACCTCTATGCCTATACTACCTTCGATTCCCGGTATCGTAATCTGCTGTGGATAATCAGGAGATGGTGAGGCTTCTCCGCCGGTATATGGTTCATAAGGAATTTCGACATCTGATATACTTACCATTGCCTTATCTATCGTTCTGTCCACGAGATCCGGGGCGCTAACTATATATATCGAGATCGCCTTAATGTCTTTCTCCAACGTAACAATCGTTTTGTGTGTTCCATTCACATCATTTGCATTAATTATGGCCGCATCATATACACTATCATCAGTATATACAAGTCGATAATTAACTTGTCTTGATCCGCTTGTATCGCTAACCATGATGTATAGCTTTTTACCTGACTCTGCTTCCAATTCCATTGATTTTTCAGCGCCAAAACCTACAGAAATATCAAACAGATTCGCCCCTGTCGTTGTCTCTTGGTCACTCTTTCCATACAGGTGTGTATCTGATAGCGGTGTATTTGCGCTGTCTGATAGTTTGATAGATTCACCGGATGCATTTTCTATGATAGCTGGTGCTTTGGTTCTATCCATTTCATCCACATTGTCTGACAATTCAACATAATCCGAAGGTAAACTCTCTTTTATCAATTCCCCAGCGCTTTCTACCGATGATACTGCTGATAGTTGTGCACTTTGCACAGCTCCAACACTGTCCGTCTGTTGTTCTGTAATTGCGCTAATTGCCCCTGTTTTTGCTGTGTTCACATCACTTACAGCCTGTTCGGATGTGTTGGTCACAATCTGTAATAATTGTGCGATTACATCTGATTCTTCCTCTGTAATTTCAGGGTTTTCTACTTCTAGTCCTTGTAATACCTGTGATGTGGCTAATGTTGTGTTCCATTCATTTTGGATTATTTCTCCTGACACTCTAACAGCACAAACGATAAACGACACGCTTCCTTGATATGCTGTGACCTTACGGTACAACTGCCACGAGAACACAATATTGTCTCCATCAACTTGCACATCTGTTACAATGTATTGATCTTTTTGGTTATTTGCGTTTTGATAGTTTACTCTTAACTGTAATTCAGACAGATCAATGTTATCTCCTACAATTCTCGGGCACTGAAACCAGATGCGTTCTGATTTTTCATCACTTTCAACACCTAAGCGCTGATATTTTGAAGGTATTGATATTTCTCTTGTATCAGGGTCAATAACACAGTATGCTCGATTATCAGACTGTAACGCCTGCATCTGCTGTAATACTTCATCCGCTGTCATGTTACCCCTCCTGTTCTACTCTGACTTTATTTGTTGGTATCTTTTGACCGTTTTTAAGTCCAGTAAGCTGAACATAAAATTCATTTCCTACAAGTGCCGCAGGAGGAATTGTACATTTTCCATTAATAACAGGTTGCGCATATTCTTTTCCCCAACGAAAGAATGATGCTGCGATCAGACAATCATTCCAATCTTTAGACAAAGCAAACTGTGCTTCAAGATACCCCTTTGAACCTTTTGCAACGCCTGAAAAGTCGCATGACGATGATTTCTTTAATTTCTGACCATCTGCTTCAAAAACTAATGTACGCATGGCAATTCTCCTTAAATCCTGATTGATTTATACTGACCGAGTCTGAACGGTAATCTCCTGATTCCTGCTTTTTGCCTGTCAAGAATGTCTTTCATAGACAGCATTGCGCTTTCGATTCGATTCAGCTCATCCGCCTGTATAAATACGCCATTTGGATAAAACGTCTGAGATGCTCCAAAATCCTGCGTATAAATACGCCGATTAATCTCGTCAAGATTCCGCTCAAAAGCATTAAACTTGTCCACGTCCCAAAATATCGAATAAGTTGCATTGTCTCCCATGTCTTCGGTTTCAAAAGGAACATACAGTTCGTTTGCATATTCATGGAGATATGTCAAGTTATTCTTTATCCGATTATAGTCCTCAATGTTGAATTTGTTTTTTTCGGGGTCTGGACTCCAATCTGTTTTCGGCTCAATCCACTCTACCGTTATTGCCATGACATGACCACCTTTCTCGCTTTCATGCTGCCTGACCATGCACCATTAAAACTCAGCGCATTTTGATAAGACCGGATAAGCGCATCTTCTCGATTTTTTAATTCAAGATAAAACAAGTCGTTTGCCTCTACTCTCGGGTCTCCACGCCATGAAATCTCATAGTCTACATCGCCCAAGTAATAGGTTGCAATCCACTCTTCTAAGTCTCTTGCCTGTTCGTCCGTGCTTATCAGGGGATTACTCCATTCAATTTCCTGACCGTTGGGATTGTGTGTCACCCGATAATAAGATTCGTCTGCCACATATTCATATCCCTCAATAACGAGTTCAATTTCTGTTCCAGAAGTTGCGTTTGTGAACTTAACTGCAACAAAGTAGTTGCTCGATGCAACAATCTGCACCCCAATGTTGCTATTATCCTTAACAGACGCTTGAAATCCGTATGAGGCAATAGAGAAATACACTGTATGTTGCATTTCTTCTGTCAGCGTAACTTTCTCGGTAATCAGCTCCTTGAATCCCTCTTGTGACTCGCGGTAATTTGTCTTCTTAACGGATATCATCTTGACTTTTTCCTGCCGTGTTCCAATCGGATTGGTATTCAAATCTCTTGTCTGTGACAGGCGATAATCAGTAACATCACCGATCAAAATATTGTCTATCGTGATTCTGGCGTTTGGATGTCCTTTTGTGAACTCGATTTCCATTTTGTCAAAATCATTAAACTGTTGATCCGTGATGTATTCCGTGTCTGGATTTTGAACGGTGTATGTATCTTGAAGAACGTTTAAATAATATGTTCGTATCACAAATTCCTGTGGCGCAACATTCCGAAAATTCATTATCATTCCAAACGCTGTAAACCCACTTTCAAGTGTGACTGTAATGATTGGATTCTCGGTAAAGTTCCCGTCTGCATCCGCTATACTGTTGCTGACATATCCGGTTTCCTTATAACCTCCGTCTTTTGGCATAAAGAAAAGACTTCCGTCCACAAGGGAAAAGTCATTACTTGCAATCGCATAAGCGTCTTTCTTGTTGTCTTTAAGCAGGTTTTCAATGCTGCTGTAATCCGTCTTATTATTTACCGATACTTCCATATCAGGAACGAATGATGCTTTCAAGTGAATCTTATTTGCCCTGTCCTCGTACAAAGCGCATCGTCCGGCGTTTGCTATAATCTGCAATGCTTCTGAGTGTTTCACCGCCGGAAGTGGATTATAAACTCTAATGCGCTTTAAATAAGGGTCGAGATAAAACTCTCTTTCATCCTCTATCCCTGCATCATTTAAAACATCCAGAGCCAAGTCGTACAGAGTAATTCCAGATTCCCTGTACAGCCCTTTGTAATAAGTATCTGTCAACTGATAGAATCTGTCTGTTGCTGTGAACTTTGCCTGTACATCGTCCGCAGACCATGTATTCAGATATGATGTAGTCTCAGGCAGCCATTCAATATCGCCATTTCCTGTCACGTCATATCCGAACGATACCTTTACTTCCTGTCCGATTTCCATGTATGCAATAGCGCTCTCTGGGTTGTCTGGGCTATAATATAAATCTTGATTATCAATCGTAAGACTTACATCCATGCTCGGTATCGTCTCTGAAATAGGCGATACATAGTCTTTCAGAGAGCAGTTGATAACCTTATCATTTGAAAATGTATTTGCAATGCCAAACGTCATTTGATAGATTCTCATTCTGTCTTGACCGCCAAGCATTGTAATAGGCGTAATAATAAAGTAAGAACTTCCGTCAAAAGAGTCCTCTGTAGTAAACAACTGCTTGTCATTCTCATAGCTTTTTGTGCCCGAATCCGACTGTATGGTAAACTGTGTCGGATAACATTCACCAAAGTCTATTGTCAGCCCTTTAATATCCAGACCGACCAATCCACTGAAAGAGATATATACCGAACCGAGAATATCATTTGTGACAATTCCGTTATTGTAAAAGCTGTATCCGTCCGTCTCTTTCGGCAGGAAGTGCATTGAACCGTCTACCTTTGAGAAATTTTGTTCCGCCGTAGCATATGGTTTCGTGACCGTATATCCGTCAAACGGCTTTTTCCCATCAGAATAGTATGTAAGCTCTGTTTCTTCACCAAGAACGGCATTATTCTGCGCATCTGAGTTTACAACTCCGATAGACACTCTTATGTACGCCCTGTTTCGGAACGGTAGCTTCATTGCTTCTTTGTATTCTTTGCTTACAAGTTGCATGGTATCACTCCAGTCCTGCGTCTATCAGATTGAATGACAATGTTTCGTCCTGTAAAACCATGTGTGTCAGCCGGTCAACGAAAAGCGGTTTCCCCGTCCTGTCCCCCGGATACATGGTAATAGTGATCACATGACCGGGATTCGCCATATCCTCAAATGTGACAGGTACATAGAACGGCTTTACCGCATCAAGCATCCGTTTTCTGACTGCCGGAGACAGCCCGACCCACTCCATATTGTCGAGCTTGTACAAGTCACGCCCTACTCTCTGACCAATCACTGCATTATTGGCATTTCGACCCGCATTTACCGTTGTAGAAATTGTCCATGAAAATCCACGTCTCGGACACGGGAAGTCATACCCATTTACGTTCAAAAAAGACGATAGGGCCATGCGCACCACCTCCTGTTTTTATGGTTTAATTGCATCCGAATTGCATTTATTTGCAATTAATTGCATCAAAAAAGCACCTATCCGAAGATAAGTGCTATAAATATATGCCATCATTTAATTAATTTAATTGTATCTCTTGTTGCTGAAAGTTATGTGGAGTATCCAAATCGTCATAAGCCATTGCATCATCAACACGTAATTTTATTGGGCTATCCCAGTTATCCGGTGCAATACCTACAGATATATTGATAGACGCACCGTCAAGAATTTCTTTTCCTCTATTTACGTCTCCCTCTATTTCATCGTTAAGCCACGAATATACTGTTATCTCAATACCGTCTTGAAACGCAGAAAAATTATATTGCGCATCTACTGTTGTTGATCCGGCAGATACATTAGAAAAATTAAAGTTGACGAGAAGCAGTTCTTCTCCACTTTCAGTTGTAAACTTTTCATTAGAAATATATTCTAGTTTTGTATCTCCTGAATCTATGTTAATGGAATCAACTTTTTCATATCCATCTTCCATTAAATCATCTCCATATTTCTCTATCCATTCGCTTTGTGATAATTCATCATCGCTTTTAATATCTTCCGTTTTTTGCTCCTGATTTGGCTCGCCAGTTTTCTTTTCTGCTCCGCAAGCTACCATTGATACGGATAACAAAGATACTAATAAAATTGATACTATTCTCTTTCTCATAACTTATTCCTCCCATAGTATGATAGATAAATTCTACCACACTACGGGAGTTTTTACAATTTAAGTGAATGAAAATCCGTTACGGTTTTTTCTTCTGTCGTATGCCGAAACAAGTTCTCTGCCGTCAACAACAATCTGTTTTCCCTCGCGAACTGCGTCTATCAGCTCTTCGAGTAAAGATGTTTCTCTGGTATTTTCCGCACTTGCACGAACAAAACCACGATAAGCCGCTTCTTCAATACCTTTTTGAATATCTGGATTTGGCGCAACTGCTGTTTTTCCGTTTGAGAATTGTCCTATAAGCTCATTGTGATTAGCGAAGAACAACCCGTCCTCTGGAAAACCACCAACTTCATAAGCCGGTATCAGATCTGACAGATTAATCTTTCCGATACCGCTTGCGTATCCATGACCTTTCCATCCGTTCGCAAGACTTCCATAACGAGATACAGTATATCTTATCGCCGCAATCATGTTTGAAAGCGGATCATAGATATTCGTATTGTACCCTTTCATTGCATATGCCTTAAATGTCGGGTCAATCACCTGCATAAGTCCTTTTGACGGTGTACCGTTTTTTGCATTTATATCCCAGTTATTTATAGCGTTCGGATTACCACCTGATTCTGTCTGCATCTGGTACAGAAGCAGATTTAAGTTTGCGTCTGAATACTGATTTGTCAGTTTCAATGCATAAGCTGCAAGCTGTCTCCATTGTTCAACCCCTGCGGATGGACTGTAATTTACTTTCGGAACTACCGTATCAAAAATTCCGGTTACAAAGTCTACGATAGCATCAAATGTCTTGTTTACCATTCCGCCGGCAACACTTAACCACGGTTCAACAAAATCTGAGATTCCAACAAATTTGTCAATTGCTATTTTAACAATATCTCCCGGATGCGTCAGGTAATCAAGCACATTGCCACTAAAACTCTTGATTGCATCCCATGCATTACCGAAGAAATCACCGATTCCACCTGCGAAATGTGGCATACCGGACATAAACACTTTTGTCTGCTTTGCCGGCATAATCTTTGTGCCTTTTTCAAGCGGTAACATAACGTTACGTCCCTCTGGTATAAACGGTTTTCCTGACGGTGGAACAATCAGCTCTTTATAGGTTGAACCCGGCTGATCGTTGACAATTCCAAGTGTATTCCGTGGTATTCCATCAGAACCTTTAGCAAATTTAATTCCACCCCATTCACTTACTCTTGTTCCAGAACCAACCTTTTCTAATACCCAGTTAATCCCTTTAATTACACCGTTTACGAGAGATTTTATTGGTTTAAATGCATTTTCAGCAACTCCCTTGAAAAACGATCCGAGTCCGCCCCAAATATTTTTTACTGCATCATACGCTTTTTGGAATCCATCTTTAAAGAATGACTGTACATCTTTAAATACGCCTTTTACGCTATCCCATTTTTCATGGAACCATGTTGCAATCGACTGAAATGCCCCAGTAACTTTTTGGTATGCTCCTTGAAATTTTTCTTTGAAAAATTCTGGTGCATTGAGGAATGCGTTTTTCACGTCCTCGAATCTATCTCCAAACCAACTACCCATTGGTGAAAAAATAGTTTGTATACCAGACCATATGCTTCCGAACAAATCACTTGCGCTTTCTCCAAACCTAGAAATTGCGCCAGCAACATCAATATTTAATGAATCAGATATTCCTTGTACAAATCCGCTTAAAAATCCTCGTCCTTTTTCGCCTATTGTTTCAGATGCTTCTCCGAAAAATTCGCTTATATTTTCTGGAATTGATTGTATAAATCCGATTACTCCATCTAATAACCCAGAAAAGAACTCTAATACATTTTCTCCCCACTGTGGTAGAATTTCCGTTACAAATGTACTAATTGCAACATAAATATTCTGTGGCAACTGAGCGAAAAATCCAACAGCATTTGAAATGATCTGCGGAATTGTCTGCGTAAAAAAGTTCCATATATTCGCAACCCAGTTAGGAAGCGTTTCTGTGACAAAAGATTCTATAGCGCTTCCAATTTGTCCGGGTAATTTAATAAAATTTCCGACAAGTAATCCAAGGTAATACCCTATTTTTTCTGGTAATTCTTTGAAAAATTCAGGTATTTTACCAATCTTTTTTTGTGTATCCGAAACAAATTTTCCGATATTTTTTGTAACGGGTTTGAGCAAATTATCAAACGCTTTTGCTACAGTATCTAAAATGTCTTTTGGTGCATTTAAAAGCGATTCCCTACCTTTTGGGTCAGAAATCATATTAAAAAATACTTTTACGGTTTGTGTAAGAGACAACTCCGGTAATTCCGCCGCTCTCTGTGCGCTCTCTTCATCTCCTGCAAGTTTAAATAAAGATTCAAAAATTTTCTTCCACATTTTTTGCTTCACATTTATATCAATTTCCGCAAGAGATAAAAATGCAGATACCGCAAGAGATATTTTCAAATCTCCAGTAAATGTATATGTAGATAAAAATGCTGTGATGGGAGCCCCGATAATATTGGCAAGTTTATCTTCAGAATCAGCAAGTACAAATGTAGCGGCTGCAAAGCTAAGACCGATAGATATTTTCCCTATCGAAATGTTATTAAATGCCAAAAAATTTGACAATAAACTCGAAAACATTCCCGAAAGGGTGCTTATTGAGTTTTTCAGCGTAAAAGCCCCAATAATGACACCGACAGTATCAAGCTCAAGAGTTCTAAGAAAATCTCCTGCCGCATTCAATATATCCGACCATGATATTGTCTTTATAAATCCTGCGATAGTATCAATCAATCCGTCAACCCATACATTTAAAGTCTGAGCCAACGCCCCAAAGTCAAACGTTCTGAAGAACTCATTGATTCCTGTCGCAATTGAAACACCAAAATCATAGAAATCGAATGTTTCCCCAAAGGAAAGAGCGGCATAAATCGCTGTATTAAGTGCTCCGGCAATTGTTCTTCCTACTGCTCCGAACAATTCAGGTGAAATTAGTCCATTAAGGAAATCTGCGAGACCTTTTCCAAAGTCTTTTGCGCCCTGATATACTTTATTCCAGTCAATACTATTCAGAGTTTTAGTCAGTGTATCTCCGATATACTCTCCAAGCTCATACAAGCTATCGATGCTGCTTTCATACGCTTTTAAAATAGCGTCATTTCTGCTGATTGTAGTAGTCAATCCGCTATCAGAACTTCCGGTTCCAGCTCCACCAGAACCAGAACCCCCGGTTCCTCCGCTACCTCCAGAACCGCTCCCTGTACTTCCCGTGTTTGGATTGTTGATGTTCAGTTCATCAATCCCGAGAACTGTAGAGTACAGCTTTTTAGCATTTGCGGCCGCATCACCAAGATTGTCAGATAAATCCCCTGCGCTTCCTGCCGCATTTCCTGTATCAACAGCAGTATCTCCCATACTATCCGCAAGGTCGTCTGTAATTCCACCACCAGAAATCTCAAATTTCCACCCAAAGATATTTCCGAGAGCATTAAGCACATTTTCAGTAAAGTCAATGACTTTACCCATTACCGTGTTAAGGGTTTGTAAAAACGGCTTAAATGCGGCGATAACGCCTGTACCGATTACACTAGCCCACTTCTTAATTTGCTCCTGAAGGATTCTGACCTGATTCGCCCAGGTATTTGCTGTACGAGCAAAGTCTCCCTGTGCTGCGGTTGTATTCGCGAGAACATACTGGTAGCGAAGCATAGTCTTTTCAGCCTGAGACATGGACTGAATATCTGCATCAAGTCCTTCTTTCATCGCCCATTCAGCAAGTGTGGCTTGTGTTAAATCAAGACCATACGTTCTAAGTGGACGTGTCTCGCCTGTAAAGATTGCCGCTAAGTCTTCCGCTACTGCCGACTGCTCCACGTTGTAGAATGAAGCCATGTCTGCTGTAAGCTGTGTTAATGTCAGGGAAACATCCGCCATCGAATCAGACAGTGCGACATATCCGTTTGTACTCTTATTCAAAAAGCTGTTCGCCTGTCCGATAAGTCCGCTGTCGATTCCCATAGCGGAACCCATAGCCTGAAAACGGCTTGCATACTGCTTAAACGCCAATTCTGACATTCCAAATTGTTCAATCGACCTATCGGCGTACTGTTCAACTTTCGCCGTCATATCGCCAAATACAGTGTTTACAACGTTCTGTACTTCAACTAAATCAGACGCTAAAGTGATTGACTGTCCAATTTTTTGAAATGCTCGGAATAACAGCCAGTACGATGCATACATTTTCCCCAAAGCAGAAGCAAGACCTTTTGTTCCTGAACTCGCCTTACTTGTTGATTTTGTATATGTATCAAGGCTACGTGAAAGTGATGTAGCCGCCTTACCGGATGACGCGCCTGTGCGAGCCAGTTTGGCCAGAGCATTTGTCATATCTATGAGATTTCGACTTACTCTCGGAGCTTTTGATAAGCTCGTCATAAGGTCTTTCATAGCCGTAGCAAGTTTCGGTATATTCTCAATAGCCTTTGTGGAGCTTTTATATCCCAGCTTTGCAATTCCGTTTGCCAGTTCTGCGACCTGCTTTGATGTTCCTGAAACAGACACAGATTTCAGTGAACCCAAAGATTTTGAAATCTGTCCAATCGCAGAGGCGGCTCTGTTTATGTTTTTTGAGTCAAGACTTGCTATTTTTGTAATATTGGTCGCAAGTCTTGTAAAATCAGCAGTTCCTACACTCTTCATGCCCTGCATGGCATTACTGAGTTTGTTCACACCATTTGCAACGCCAGTAAGACCACTACCGTTAACCTTTGTAAGAGATGTGTTGAGAACGCCAAGTCTATCTATAAGTGTGTCGATAGACTTTATCGCAGTTTGTGAATGTGTTTTAAGCGGTATTTCTAAGCTATCTACTTCAATTCCCATCTCTCACACTCCTTAAAAAATAAGACGGTAGGCTGTGACACGCTACCGTCCTTACTTGATTTTTGTTTCTGGGAGACCTCTTGCCTTATCGTTCGCAATCCATTGTTCCATAGCAAGAATTTCTCTTTCCATAGCTCTTTTCTCCCGCTCTTCATCCGTAAGCTCTGATTCATCTAAGAACTTCCACAATTTAGGCTCTTCAAAGTACTTCGTTTTTGGCTTTCTTCCTTTGCCTGATAATCCGCACATAACTTCATCCATAACAACACGAAAAGCCTGAATATTGTACTGACCCATAAGCCAGTGATTCTCGTCTTTTTCTCGTTTTCGGTTGTTATATGCTTTTCTGAACGGATCGAGCCTTCTCGGTGTCAGGTGTAAAAATGTTTCGTAAGATACGCCTATTGTCAAAGCTCCCGGAAGATATTCATTCCAGATTATTTCGTGGAAGTTGATTTCTTCTGGTGATCCTGCGGAACCTTCGGAGCTTTCTTCGGTGTTTCTTCCGTTTCGCCCTCTACTGTCTTGTTCATCTCTTCGAGCATTTCCTTGATTCCCGTCAAATCGAAAAAACCGTCATCCTCCATAATTGTCTGAATCTCACGATACAGTTTGTTGAATGACAGCTTGTTTTCTTTCATATATGTTTTCATCAGATTTGCGGATTCTTCCATTGACACCGGATTATGTTCCAGAAGTCCGGCATAAAAAGCATCTTTGCAGATATGCGGAATTTCTGATACCAGCTCCGCTGTTCCGTCAATCATTGCTTCGGCAGAATTATTCTGTTCTCCGTCCTGATTAATCTGAGCGTGCTTAAAAATGTATCCGCCGGAAAGCGCATTGAACATCTTCTGAACGATTGATTTATGTTCTGCCGCCACAAAAGAAAATTCCAGTGTGTACTCATTTCCTGCAATCTGAATTGTTTTCATAGTCATACCCTCCATATAAATTGGAGGGGGCAGTCCGTAGACCGCCCCGCTCATTCTCAGTTAATATAAGTTTCTTCAAGTTTCGGTTCGGCATATGAACGTTTTACGCCTTTCCGGGATGCCGTTTTATTATCGGAAAGGCTCATCAACCCCCCGACGCTGCTGTCACCGTAAACGTTCCGTCTCCGTTATCTGCCACGGTGTAATCGTCTGTAACTTTCTTAGCTGCCGTATTCGGAATGATTGTTACAGCCATTTCGAGGATTTCATCTACGCCTCCAACATCAGACGGTGTTGCTGTAGCCTGTCCGACATAAGCATACTTCGCTACTTCACCGATTCCTTGAGTTCCGTATAACTGGATAATATCCAGTTTCTTCATTCCAAGTTTATCGATATTGTCAAGATATTCTTTTTCGAGGTTTCCTGTAACTTCTTTGGAATCAGATGTCTTGATACCCATTTCATACGTTTGCGCATCATCTTCAAGAGTAGTAGATTCCACCGTGTTCGGTGCTGACACAGGAGCCGGAATTGATTTTGCCTTTACGAGCAATTTGTATGTTCCGGCAAAATCAGTTGTATCCCCTTCACCTGTATGATCTTTGAAGATTACTCTAGCCAAATAACTGGTTGAAGCCATCTCTCCATCTCCTTTCTCACATAAAAAATAGAGCCTTTCGGCTCCGGTTAATAAGTTTCTATAAAACATCATCTTCGGCGATTGTGCGCCGAAAACGTGCCACACTTCTGTATGTACTTGTCGGGTTCTGAAATTCCGGCAGTGCGATCACTTTATACCGCATTTTTTTCATAATTTTGACGACTTCATCCAGAACCGTCTTTGCCTCGGACTGGCTCGTATTCGTCGTAACTTCAATCTGAAAAGCAGATAACACAGCATTGATTTCGTCGCCCTCCATGTCTTCTCCGGTTTCCGAGCTCGGCATTTCGTGAACATACACAGTCGGAAATTTCGGGTCGTCCTCGTTCCGGTCAGAGTTGGTAAAAGTGAGGTTCGGATATTTGTCTTTGAGTTTTTGGGGAAAACTGTACTTTATCCGTGTTAAAACCTGCGATTCTAACATATCAAGCATTTATCCAAATACCTCCTTTGCTACCTTCTGAACATTTGACATAATCGCCAGACTTGCATGATACATTGGCATTTTAGGCGTCATACCGTAAGAGTGATGCCATACACCATCTAAATCCATGTACCACCAACCTTCAGGATCAGCGCCATGCGTACCTCCCGGAAATGTGCCCGTACCGACTCCCGGAACGTTCATGGGATTTTTCGCTCTCAGACCGGAACCGAACTCACACACCAACAATGGGGATACATCAGCGGTTTTTACACCGTCCTTTGTTCTCCACTCGCTATGTATGATTCCAGTATTTGTCGCCAGTAAAACAGCTTTATATCCGTCCGCTGTCCGGCTCGACTGTACGGTAAATGCCAGATACTTTCCGAAATTTCCGGTATTTACTTTTGCTACTGATATTCCGCTTTCTGCCAGTTCGCGTACAAAGCGTTCACACTTCTTATCAAGCGAATCCCGGTATTCCCGTAGCTGCTTTTGCAATGAGGTTATGCTACTTGACGATAACGGATTGAGTTTGAATACTTTTTTCGCCATGATAATACCTACAAAATGTCCAGTTCCTGAAACACCTTAAATATTTTCGGTAACTGAATAGCAAACCAATCAACCATTTCTTCATTTTCAGCCCATGCAGAATAATGATTTAAACTGTTAGAGCCAAGACCACTTTCAAATAAAAAAGCATGGATTATTTCATGCCTTAAAGACCTTTTAACGCCCTGTTTCTTCCCAGATTCCGTCAAATCCTGTTGAGAATTTCTTGTATGAATAAAAATCTCCCGATTCAATCCGTTGAATAATCCGTCTGCGCTATCTTCAAATTCGCTCATATGATCAGGGAACTTATCAACAAAATTTATTGTATATTCAGTTCCTAAAATGTTTATTGTTCTACTATTCATGTTCTACCTACTTTACAATTCTCTGAAGCAATACCTTGGTAAAATTCAAACTCGGCGAGACACGTTTTACAGCGTAATCTGCCGACTTTGAGTCTACTATGGTATTTTGTTCGTCCTTATACTTTACCGGGCTTGTATGCCAGATTATAGAAGTCTCAGAGATAGGTATAGCGTCCTTTTCCAGAACAATTACCGCATCAAAGTCTCCGATATCCATTCCGAACTCTTTTGCCTCAGCTTCACCGCCGGACATAGAAATATTTCCCATGAAATCAACAGGGGAAGAATATCCAGTCTCATACTCTCCTGTTTCAACTGGAATTTTCTGCCCGTCAACTTCTATGTAGACAATATCTCCGTTTTCGTCACGCTCATAAATCGGTACTCGTCCGTCTTGCAACGAGTATTTCATCGGTTGCATATTTTTTCTGAGAAGTCGCATAATGTCCACTACTTATTATTGATCCATTTCTGAAGTGCCTTTACTGTATTTTCACCCATATATCCATCGGCTGTAACTCCGAGTTTTTTCTGCCATGCTTTAACAGTTTTTGGACCCATAAATCCATCATCGGTTACTCCAACGTATTTCTGCATAGCTCCGATTAGATTGGAACCATTTCCTGTTCCTGCGAAATCCCAAGATCCAGAATCAGCCCTCAACAGATATTTTTTCTGGGATGAATCCTGATTTGATACAATTCCGTCAACCGGAGTTCCGAAAATCTGCTGTAAACGTTTTGTGGTCTTAACTCCCCACCATCCATCTACGCTAATATCATTGGATGATGCAGATGAAGTATTTGATGTACTCGTGGCCGGTTTTGAGGATCCGGAATTTGTTCCGATGGTTACTGATTTCCCTGTCACTGCTTCAACGATTGCTTTCGCACATTTATCAACGTCCCAATTCCCCTGATCTGTCTTTGAGTCCACGAAGCAGCATTCTACAAGGATAGCCGGTGCAACAGTATGTTTGAGCACATACAGGCTCGTAGTAGACTTCGCCCCGCGGTTCCGCAGCCCCAGTGCATCCGCTACTTTCTTGCTGACAGCCGCTGCTTTTGATTTCCCTGTAGAACTTCCGGAATAATACCATACCTCTGTGCCAGTACCGCCGCCCGCGTTCAGATGGATACTAATGTCCAAATCAACCGTGTGCTTATTGCACTTAGCGACAATATTTGCCAGATTCGCACCGGATGTCTTCCCGGAGTCATCCGTGCAGTCATATACGGTATTTCCGGCCGATTTCAGCAGCTCAATTACCTTGTTCTTAACTTTCCTGTTTTCCGTAACTTCGTCCAGATACTTCGATGCTCCTGGAACAATCTTATTATGTCCGGCGTGTACATTATAAGTTCCCATAATTTAATACACCTCCTATTTCTGCTGTCACTTTTTATTCATATCTTCAATTTCCGGTGTCTGTACTTCCGGCAATCCGGAAACGCTTGTACCGATTGAAATTACTCCCGAAAGGAGAGACGCAGATAAAACCATAATCCAGTTCACATCCTGCAAAACCGCCGCTGTTCCGATAGTAGCAACAAACGTCTGCGCTACTGTCTTTACTGCTCTTACTCCTGCCGCTTTCGCCCATAAAATCCAATATTCTTTATTTTTCAATATAATCCCTCCTATCTAATACCAAGCTGCATTAAAACAAACATCACTACAGCTCCCACAACTGTTGTGATTACATATCCACTAACTTTTCTCCACATGGCTCCATCTTTACCCTCAAGAGTTTTAAGGCGTTTTCCCTGATCTTTTTGCTCTTCTGCCATGTTTTCCATAGATACGGCAAGGCGTTCTACTGATTGAGCCAAGTCTTGGATTCTATCCACCGTTTTTTCAATGTCGTTAATTCGGTAATGAAGTCGTTTGTGTTCGTCATGCATACGTTTCGTAAACTCTTCATACTCACCGCGTGTAATTGGTGCATCCAATTCCCGTACCTCCATATTTGTTTTTATATGGCTACCCTCCGCCTCTACTGCCATATGCCCTGCACTTAAAAGCACGCACAATCTTCTTAAAGCACTTTCACAAGCGGAATAACATCCGCCATAAGCTTCTCTCTGTCAATCCAACTCCGAGACGTTCCATTCTCAGATGATGATTCCTGAAACTCTCCACCCTCTTTGTTGTAGTCATACAGAACAAGGTTTACGATTACACTATCGTATTTTTTGAGATCATCTTCTATTTTCTTCACTGTATAACTTTCAGGATAGTTTCGACATTCAACTACATCCTGCGTAGCCTGAGAAATCAACTGTTCCAGAATCGGATTTTCTTCCGGTTTGTCAAACACAATCTGTTCATCCTCGGTCTCAGGATTTTCAATATGAAATTGTCTTAATCTGATTTTTACCTGTTCAAGAATCGTATTTGACATTCTCATTCTCCTTATAAGCTAAGTGCATCAATCAGAGCTTTCTTGATATCAGCTCCAGTCATGCTTTCTGCGCCAGAAATTCCGGTTTCTCCTGCCAGTTTACGAAGTTCGTCTACTGGCATACGACTAATGTCCGTACGAGTATACTGATTTTTCGTAATCTCCGACTCCGGGTTTTCTGTTTCGTTAGAAAGAGCGGGGATTTCCTGCCCCGCTCTGTACCATTTTCCATTTACTTTTGTGAAGTGTGTAGCAATCATACAAAACCTCTCCTTATGCCACTTTCATAACAACGACACTATCCATTCCCTCAAATGTTGGAAGTCCAATCATGGAAACTACGCAGTGTGTGTTGATCGGATGATTTGTCTGATATGTATACACGGCAATACCGGTTTCTACAATAGACAGATTCCCGTCTGTTGTACTTCCGCTTCTCTCTTCCGGTGTTCTTCCGAATACATAATCTCCAAGATATACGCCCGCTGACTGAGCGGATACAATATTTGTCGGAATGAAATACTGAGTATCTCCGTCTTCATCAATGTACATCTTGTCGTACACTTCAATCTCAATTCCATATCCACGAAGATAAGTCAGAACATCTTCCTGTCTCAGCCTGATTCCGCCTGTATATGCTGTGATTCCAAGAACCTGCTTTTTGGTATCTTCCGCTTTGAGAATCAACTCAAACGTCTCTGTATTCATAGAAAATCTGGTAAGTGAATACCCTGTTTTCTTCGCAAACTCTCTTCTCGCTTCAATCAGATCATCAAGCGGAGTAGCGGTCGCTGATGCGCTCCACTTATCATTTGATGTTGTAATCTCAATGAAGTGATCTTTCTTGTGCTCTACGCCTGCGTCTGCGGTGTAATCAACTGTATAAGACTTGTCTCCAATTTTAACGGTTACTTTCGGGACTCCATCAGACGGCGCAAGCAACTGCCAGATATGACGCTCCGGTACAACCGTTGCCCCCTGAATCAGGATCATAGGCTTTTTAGCAATTTCTCTAAGAACCTGATTTGCCATACTGGAATTTTCCGCTGCCTGATAGTTTGCGTACTCCTGTTCTTCTTTTTCGGTAACCATGTAGCTTTCACGGAAGAACGGCATCTGATTCTGAATGTCGGAAAATCCGCCAACATCTCTTAATTCTGCCTGTGCGTCAAAATTGGATGCTTTCAGTGACACCGGAAGCCCGTTTTTCCCTTTAATGAATCTCAGATCAAGACTGTCCTGCTTTCGTGTTCCAAACTTCGACCGACCAAGATACGGCGGAAGTCCAAGCGAAGCCTGATAGTTGTCCCACATTACTCCGAGACTTCTTGCCGTAAATGCATCTCTTAATGGTAATGCCATTGTGCTTTACCTCCTTTATTACTCTTCGTTAAAATTTGCCTGATTGAATTTGAATGTAATTACATCCTCATTATCAACTGAAACTGTAAATGTGTCTGAAGATGTCACCCGGAAAACATTATCTTTTTCATATGCGATTCCTTCTTTCACAGGTGATCCGTTTTTCTTAAATGTCATTGTTGTACCGGAGTTCTTGAGCGAAAACGGGAAAAAGTATCCTTCTTGCTCATCCGGTTCAGACGCATTAAAACCCGTATATCCAGTGACATGCTTAAATGTCCCTTTTACAGTCCCATCTTCAAGGACTTTCATACCGTCCTCGACCATCTCTCCAACGGTCTTACCGTATAACTCCTGACCTGCCGCCGGTATTTCTATGTCAGGAGATACTATTCCCCCGCTATTGCAGGTGCTCCGTAAAATGTGACTCTCGGAGTCGCTTTTCTTGCCGCGTCAGCAATCGTAGGTGAAAGGGTCTTTACCTTTTCCCAGTCAATTGTTCCGTCAAAAACATAAGTTCCCGGCGCATCTCCCTGAGTTACATCTACTGAATGGAGCAGATATCCAAGGCAATTTGCATCATTTGACGGAAACGGCGTACCAGCAGGAACGATCTTGTATCCGTTTGCATCAGCACTGGACTGCATACTCTGCGGAACAACGCAAGCCGCGCCCTGATACGGGAAAAATTTTAAAATTCCTTTTTCCTGTCCGTATTCATGGATAATCGGTTTTCCCATTGTGTTTACCTCCTTATTTCATAACGTAATAATCTTTTTCAGACTGATTTGCCGCTTTGCTTCCAAATGAGATTTGCTCTGCATTTTTCACATCTTCCGGCTTATCGTCTCCTCCGCCGCCTGAACCGCCGGAACCTCCGCCCGGATTCGTGCTTTTATCAAGAATTTCTTTTTCTTTTGCCTGCGCAGCGGATGTTTCTCTAGCTGAGATAATCTCTGACATTGAATCAATTGCCGCTTTTGCCGATTCAAGATCATCCTTAAATCCAGCAAGCACTTTCTCCGCCTGTTCGCCTGTCAGTCCTTTTTCTGCCGCGTATGCCCGAATATCTTTCTGAACGTTTTCACGCTGAAGCTCTGCAATCTGATTTCTCAGTGCTTCGATATCCTCTCCGCTTCCCGGTGTCGGTTCGGGAGTCGGATTCGGTTGTGGCGTAGGAGCCGGTGCCGGTGTCGGCGTTGGTGTAGGAGCTGGTGTCGGATTCGGTTTCGGCTGATTATGGAACTGATTTAAATAACCTGTAACCTGTTCATCTGTCGGCTCTGCGATTCCGAGCGCAATAAGATTCTGTTTTGCTTCTTCTCTTGTCATTTTGATTACCTCCAAAAATCTACATTTTTTAACACTGTTCTCTCAGCATGGATTAAACTTTTCCTATTTAACGCATAGGTGCTATATAGAAAAAGACAGCCGCCGATTTACTCGGTAACTGTCTTTTTTCCCTGTTTCTCGTTATCCTGTTTTTCAAGATTATTTTTGATTTCTTCTGCTTTCTTTATCTGTTCCTCTGAATTAGGAATTTCAGAAATCATTTCATCTATCGTCTTATATTTTGCATCAAGATACGGCTTTGACATGAGGAATACCTTTTCCGCATCATTCCAAAGTCCACAAGTCTTAATTGCAATCAACGGATGAATGCCGGCTTGCACCAAAAGTAAAAATACATTCGCCTTTACGGTCATGTTATCCTGTGGGCTGTGCGGAATATTTACCTCAAAATCATTTGATGTAATATTCAGCGATTGTCCCTCTATTCGAAGAATATTCAATGCCACATCTGCTAATTTTTCTTCCGCCTCAATAACATAAGCGTCTTTTAATTTTGCCCTGTTTTTAGAGAAATCCCATCCATTACGAAGCTCTACCGCTCCCTGCGTATCTCCTCCGGTATTTCCCTGTTTAGACGGGATCGCCAAGATGCTCAGTGCATTATCCCAGATATCATCTTTTGCGACCTGACACTGAGTCTGGTCAAGTTCGTTTGTCATTACATCTACATCAGCTTTATTATCTGAACCGTTATTTGATTTAACTACAAGCGCACCGAGCATTTTCATTTTCTGGAACTGCTCTTCGTCAACTTCGCAATTCACAAACTTGATCCAAGCCTGGACGAACTGTTCAACGCCGTCCATGCGGTTGCTTTGCATAGTGTTTATACTATCAAGCAGAGTAATGACAATTTCTATATCAGACAACCGATCCTGATTATTCGGTATCTCTACGATAGGGATTCCGCCAAATCCGTGTGGTTTATGGTCTACTACTTTCCCGTTTTTGATTTTAAATTCCATGTTTTCAGAAAAGCAGAGATAATATTGGTGTCCGTCTGTGTCTTTCAATTCCTGAACAGAAAGTATGTGCTCTCCCGTGTAAGAAGAATAGATAGCGAACGTATTCATGGGTGTAGGAACTACAATTCTGAACGGCTTGTCTTTATTTCCCGTCTTTTGTACCGCAAGAAATGATGTTCCAGTAGCAGATTTCCATTCGCCTTGTGCTACATTCCTTTGATGCTTAAAGGCTCTTTTCATATAATCATTAAACGTATCAACAGAATCGTTTACTTCTTCGCTGTCTTGTGTGCTTACATACTGAATCGGTTCGCCGTAAGTCTGCGCTACATTAAACTGAACAATTTCGTAAGCATGGTTTTCTACCACTTTATTGATAATGTCGTCTCTTTCAACCTTTGTCCGGTAAAGTACCGGCTGATCGCCTTTTTTGTAGTCCCACAGATACTTGGTGATTCCTCTGTTAAAGTTAAAAATTCCTATATTTTCCGACACAACCTCTAAAACATTTTCAGAAGTAATCGTCTCAACGTCTGCATATGCAATTTTTCGTCCGTATCTGCCTTTAACAAGGTCTTGCAGGCTTTTATCGTTCATTGCTTACCCGCCTTTTACACAAATATCATTCCAGAACTACAATTTCTCTTCGGAATGTCTTTTCTCTCTACTTCTCCAGTTGCAATATGATATACAATGCGTTTATTGCATTTCTTACATCTGCATACCTTATCAATTGTTGATCTGCCATCATAAGTGCCGCATTTCCGACCGCACTTCGGGCAGTATATTGTTTTTGAAATATATTCGTTCATGTTATCTCTTTTCTGCACGAAAAAAGCACCGTTTATTTAAACGATGCTCTCTCCGTACTTAATGAAAGGATGTAAATTATGAAAAAAGTAACTTGTTGTCTCTGTTTCCAATTCTAATACTATCATATTTTTTATGTGCTATGTTGTGCTAAAGTGTGCTATTATGTGCTATTTATAATTTTATCAACAGAATTGAGTGCTTCTTTATGCATATGACGAACTCTGGTATAAGAATAATTCATTTCAGCAGCAGCTTCATGTAAAAATTTATGCTCTATGTAAACCTTGAAAAGCAAATCGTAATAATTGGTATTGTCAATGCTTTCTATTGTTCTTATGATTTCCTGCTTTTTTTCTGTATACTCATCTATTAGAAAATCAATTTCTCGTTCAATATCAACAATTTTACTCACGACCGTTGACAGTCTATCTTTTGGGCTTGTCTGAACTCGTTCTCCGTCAGTCTGCGATCCTGTGCTAGATGCAAGTGTTCTCCATTGCGCAAGCTCAGAAAGTTTATTTGTAATCCTTTTATCGTAATAATCAATTTGAAGTAAATATTGCTTTGCTTTCATGTATTACCTCCCATAATATCCTGCGTTATGGCTTCTAAATGGGTTTCGTACGGCTTCTACTCTTGCAACAGTGCCTGTTCGCATTTCATTTTCAAACAAAGAAATGGAATCCGGCGCATCATCATGTTTTACTTTTCCAGTTCGTGTCATGGTAGTCAGTTCTTTCATAAACTTGTAATACTGACTGTTTCTGTCCATTTTTTTGAAATCTCTGAAATAATAGTCCCTGATAATATTATCCCTTGCATTTTCCATTCTTGTAATTTTGTTCGCACAGTTGAATTTATATCTTGCACTACATCTTCCGCCCTGTGTTTTTACAATATCCATTACATCTCGTCCAAAATACTCTCCTGCGCTATTACTCTCAAACGTAACCGTTTTTACATTGTGTTTTATCAACATATTTGCACATTCAGGTTTGGTAAACTGTACTCCTGCGTTGTCAAAAACAACATCAACAATGTAAACTTCGTTTCCATACACATATCCAACCGGCATTGAACAGCTATCTTCTCCCTTATCCGCGCTGTCGCAAGCTGCCATAATTGCATCTGGTTCTCGGTCAACAGGAAGCTCTTCAAAATAATTAAGTTCTTTTTCTGGAAACATTCTGCCTTTTGCTTCATAAGGCTCTTGCTGAAACTCTGCCGCCCATGTTTCCTCAGATACAAGCATTCTCTCTTTTCTGTAGTAATCAGTCGTAAAGATTTTCCTGAGACCTTTTTTATCTTTTCTGTAAATTTCCCAGTTGCTTTCATCAGAAATGGGGTCGAGAGCGGGAATAGCAACTTCTTTCCAACGCCATCCCAGTTCGTCCGCTTTTGCTTGAAGTGCTGTAATCGGGTCGTAAAGACTATATTTTGTACCCTGTATAATAATCGGCGTTCCCTCTAATCTTCTTCCGAGAACATCATCTGTCACTTTTTCGCAAAGAAACTCTAGTCTATCCCTGTTCCTTGCCTCTTCGTGATTTTTTACACAGTCATCAATGTAAACAAGCACATTTGCTTCTGTACATCCAACAATCGCGCCGTCAATCGGACGACAAGTATATGTCGGAAAAATATTTTTTCTTTTCAGATCTATTGATAAGTTCTCTGCACTTTTGTAGTCTTTTTCTCCGATTTTTTTTGCTTCTGGAAATACAGAAAGAAACCTTTGATATGTACTTTCATTTTCAAACGATTGCAAAAGCCCGCCGTAGAATCGTTTTACGAGTCCTTCTCCCTTTCCGACTGCAAAAATACTTCCGTCAGGATCACGCCCTCCCATCATTTGAGCAAGTTTTAATCCCCCGGTGGTTTTTCCAGTTCTTTTAGGCTGCGAAACTGATAAAAAATCAAGTTTTCCATCATAAATTTCTTGATACGCAGACACAACAGGCTTTAAAACTTTTCTTCTCGGAAAATAAAATCGTTTATACGGGTCTTTCTCGTCTGCTTCTATGTATCTAAAAAAGCTATCGACTAAATACGGAGATTCGCACTGTAAAATTGCATAATAATCATTCACAATCTTGTATTCCGTATCGTTTTCTGCGGCGTATACTTCTAAATCGTCCAAAGTTCCACCTGAATTAGTCAAAACGAAGCTCTCAATTAGTTCTTTTGCTCTTGCAGAAACTTTAAGCCCATATTCTATTTCATTTTCTTTGTAAATCGCCCATTTAACCGCATCTGCCATAGCATCAATCACAGACTCATCAACGCCTTTTCTCGCTATGTAATTTTCATATTCGGAAACTTTATCCTGAAGATATTGACTTGACATAGAAAAAGAACGACCTCCTGTTTCTGTAACCTAAAAAAGAAGTCGCTCTCTTGACTTGTTGCATATCCTCCATATCGAATATGCCTTAAGATTTATATTGAATTTATATCCATACTTTTAATTATTTTAATGGATTCTTCTATAAATTGCTCGCAGTTTTCAATTCCGCTTCCTTGAATTATTTTCCCTAATGACTCCCACTGATTCCATGTGTCTCTTAACGAGATTTTATATCTTTCTCTTTGTGAATCACTCATATTTTCATAAACAGAAACCCCAGCTATTGGAATAAAATGCTCGCAGTTTTCCACAGAAATCAGATGCGATTCTGTAATCACTGTATGCCCATCATGGCATACTATAATTCCACTTAAATCCCGGAAAAACTTTGCACACTTACAGCAAAGTCCATGTTCGATATTTGGATTTATGCTATACTTGCATTCCATTTACCGTAATACCACCTTTTTACTCACTTCCGCTATGCTGACTCCGCTTGCTGATTTTCTTATCTCGCAGTCTTTCCCTTTCACAAGAATCCGCGCCATTTGTCCGGCGTTTTCTATGATTTTCCTCTCGATTTCCCTCTCTGTCGCCATTATCGCTGTTTCCTTTCTTAACTGAATTTATATACATTTCACGCTCAATACTGCGTATTACGTCTGCTATACTCATTCTCTCACCCATTATAATAAACTTTAAATCCTTTCGATTTATACTCTTCTATCTGTTTCAATAAATCATCTTTGTCTTTCGGTCTTTCATTCAGCATAATCGCCACTTTCTTTTTCTCAATGGCGTAAACTCCAAAAGGCATGCACTTTTTTGCCGTTTCCAAAAGAGTATTGAACTGATTTCTTGACATTTTATATGTATTCTCACCCATGTTTACAATCATAATTTCTCACCTCATAAAGCCGACAACCGGAGTCGAACCTGTAACCTGTTGCTTACAAGGTAACTGCTCTCCCTATTGAGCTATGTCGGCTTAGCATGAGCGTTACATTTAAGAAAGGCGGCAACGCTCATCTGTTACGGTTCTTTGTGCGACAGTTTCCGAATACGCACCTGATTTTCGCAGAGAACTCCGCAACTAAAACTCTGCAACTGTGGTAGTTGGATTTGAACCAACGAATACAGAATTCAAAGTCCTGTGCCTTACCACTTGGCGATACCACATTACATTCCCATGAAAAACCACCTTGCAGCTCTTTCATACGACCATAAAGGTGTCTGCGTTTCATATATACTTCCGGGAATCTTCCAGAATCACCGACTACTACTCCTCACGGTCAATGGTCTTATCTCTCTGGAAAAGTTTTTTACATGACTCTGCTAGTAGGTTGCATATCATGTTTGGTGGAAAAATGACTCCCGCCGGATTTGAACCGTGCATTTAAGCCTTGAAAGGGCTTTGTCCTC